TGGCATATATGGATATTTCGTCCAACTATCAGCGGGGAAAACATTCGCCCCACTAAACACTGGATGTTCATTCTCGGCGGCCTCAAATGTAATATTTTTACCCGACAAACCAGATTGATATAGAATTATCTGCCCACGAAATACACCCCCATCATCACAAAAACGAACCGCATCATTAGGGCCAATCAGCCCGTCCGCCGTGTCCGTTGCTGCCCACATAGCTGAGTTATCCCGGTATGTGGTCCAATCAGCCGCAGTGGTGCAACTGGTGTGACTGCCATCTCCCTGCTGAGTGGCAGCCAGGTATATCGTATCAGTGGCCGCATAGCAGTTGCCGGCAATCAGCAGCACCACCAAAAACAGCATCAAAAATCGTTTCATCATCATCATCCCACCTCAATATTTCCGTTTAGAGAGCCGCTTGTCAGCCCACCGGCCAGGAATCCATACCGGTAATAGGCCCCGGTGATCTCAGTCAGCGGCCGCACCAGCAGCAAATCATCGCTGGAGAACTCCCCGGCCAGCACCGCGTCGCTGCCGTCTGCTTCCTTGGCTCGCTGCACGGTGACGTTTCCCTGCCAGTCTCCCCCCAGGGTGAGCACGTAGCTGCCGGGTGGCAGATACCCCCATTCAGAAAGGGTGGCGTCCGCGTTGATAACCTGCGGCCCCACGACGGTATACGGGGTGTCCGCTGACCGCAACACGTCCGGCAGGTCATCCAGCAGTTGCAGGGTCTGCACCGTCTGTCCGGGCCGGAAAAACTCGCTGCCGGCCACCAACAGCTGGGGGTTTAAAGTGTAAATGCTGTGCCCGGAATTGTTTGTGTAAGTCGGCATAACTCTTTAGCTCCTTTTATTGCGATAATTGACTCATTGCAGAATACCGGCCCGCCTGCTGTTTGCCGCTCCATTCTGCTTACCCTTCATGTACGAGACCTCTTTCTCCAGCGCCGCATGGGATGCCTCCAGATCGTCCAGGTCATCGGCCGTGGCGTAAGTCTTAGGCAGATCCTCCCGGCAAGCCCGATGCTTCTCGTAGAGATCAATGATATGTTTTTGGATGTCCTCCGCCTTTTCTTTCAGGCGGGCCTCTGTCCCGTCCACCTGATCTTTTAACCGCTGTTCAGTACCTGATAGTTGGTTCTTGATAACCCAGACAGTGAGGCCGAAACCACCGCCGGTGGCCACCAGCAGCAACCCTGCCTCGAAAAACTGCTGTCCAATCCCCGTCATTGCGGTAGGTCCTCCCGTCCGGCCGTGGCGGCCGCTTTTATTTTTTGCCGCTTCACGCCGGCCCGGGCCTTCTTGCGCGAGCCGATAATCACATCCCGGATAATGGCAGCCTGCCGCTCCGGGTCATACTTCCCCCATTTTTCCGACTGCACCAGGGGCAGCAGTCGGGCCTGGACCCGCTCTGAGCTTTTGCGCACATACTCCTCATAGGAGGCCCGGTCCAGCTTCTGCGGGATCCCGCCAATGACCATTGTGCGGGCGGGCGGCCCCATGTGTAGCAGCTTGGCCCTGGTAAGCCGCTCGATCTCCGCGCTCACCGGGTCATCGGCCAGCCGCACCGGCCCGGTCATGGGCGGCTGCCAGGCGTTATGCACCCCGACGCCGGCGGAAAGCAGCAGGGCGGACAGGGTGTCCTCCTCGCCCTGCAGCCACTTAAAAAAATAGCCCACCTGCACCGGCTGCATGTTTATCACCTGGTTGACCAGGGTGGCCGGCAGCCGGTCATAGGCGCCTTCTTTCTGGTTATGGGGGGAACCCTTCACCGTCTTGCCGGTGGCCAGAAAATCCCTGGAGCCGGTAAACGGCCGCTCCGCCCAGTCCGTGCCGCCCATCAGCGCCTCACCGGCCCGCATGATCGGGCTGCCCTTGCCCTTGATCAGCCGTGGTGGGTCAAAGAGTTTGAGCGGGTCCAGGAAATGGCCGGCCACTGGGAAAACCTTGCGCTTGCCTTCCAGGTCGATACCCAGGGCCTGGTAAATCTTGCTGATATCGGCATACAGCCAGCGGAACTTATAAAAATTCTCACCGCTCATCTGTTCCTTCCAAAACTTTTCCGAATCATCCCAGCCATTCAGCAGAATCTGCAGCAGGAAGGTTGAGGCGGCGGTCCGCAGCAGTACTTTGGCGAAGAAGCGGTTGTAGTGCGGCCGCATGCCGGGGGTGGGCTGCATATCGCCCACCATCTTCGATATCCACTCGTTGGCCTTGGGTATCAGGCCGCTGACCATGCGAAAGTTGCTTTCAGTATTGCCGGTAATAAACATCAGGCCTTCACGTTCGGCCAACCAGAACCCGGTATCGACGGATGGGCACCATATAGTGCCAGAGTAATCAACCTCTCTCTTATTATTGTGATGCCCCCAGCAACTGATGTCTTTGCCCCTGGTGATCCACCTAGTCCGCCAGCAGTTCTTTTCCTGCTGGTAGAACGTGCTCGGCAACCCCATCATGGTCTGCAGCATGGTCATTAAGAACACTTCTTTTTCCTTACCGCAAAATCTTTTCTGCCCGGTGCCGTCGCCAAGCATCATCGTGTCATAAAGGATCTGCCTCTGCTCATCCGTCAGCCTGCGCAAAAACTCCCAGGTCAGATTATTGTCTTTGATTCCAAGCTTCTCCATCTCGGAAATGGTCTTCGCCGGCACCGAAAAAACATAGGCAGGATGCCGCGAGACAAATTTCCCATGGTCAGAAACAAAATTGTCCACATAGCAGGAGAACCCCATATCCTTCAGTATCTTGACCGTATGCGGTTTTGCCTGCTTTATTTTCCCTGTCCTGCTGTGCCCGACCGAACCATCCTTTCTTGTCCATCTGACTGGTTTTACGTGGCCGTCTGTCACCATCCATCCCACAGTTCTCACCAGATTATCGGTAATTGTTTTATCAACTGGAGCCGGAAACGGCGCACAACGCGGAATCAAGTGGTTCGTCTGTAAATCTTTCGCCTTAACAATGTCATACTGGCCGGTGGTGAAATTCCGGGCATAACAGGTATGCTCCGGGGTCATCATGATGTGGCGGTTGACATTCCTGATCTGCACCATCTTCCCCGCATAGTGCTGGTTGACATACTTGTCTTGCAGCCTTGACCATCGCAGGGTATGCGTTTGCGGGTCAAAGGCCATGATCTCATCATCGTCCGACAGCTCATGGTAAAAGCGCCAGCCATCTTTGGTCATGGCCCTGGTCTTGGCATCGACACACCAGTCGGGGGCCAACAGCAGCAAGCGCAAGATCTTCTGCAGGGTCGGGTGACGGCCCATACGTTGCAGGTGCAGGCCGCCGAAATCCTCATTGATCAGCCTGGCTACACGTTCGGCAACCTTGTCCACGTCCGGCGCCGGTCCCTGACCGCGCTCAAAACGCTCCTTGGCCCGCTGCAGCTCATGCACATACTCTATGGCAAAGGCCTCGGCCTTGAGCCCGGCGAAATACCGCTTGAACAGGGAATCAGCCATGCCCTGCCGCAGCCGTGACCCCTTGTCCATGGCCTTATCCACCGCTTCCAGTCCAAGATGGCGGGCGAGCTTACGGGAATAGCCCAAGTCCTGCCGCAGGGCCGACTCATCCCAATCCTGCATGTTTCCCAGGGTGAGCCCGTTCTTGACCCCGCGCATGATGAGCGGGTGCAGGTTCTCGATCTTGCGCACCCCCATCTTATAGGCCCGGACCGGATTGATACCGGCGGTCCGGAGCGTTTCTCCGCTCACCGGATCAGTAATGGACTGCGGCCGCCAGCCATGATCTACCCCAAACGCCCAGGACCTGGTGCCGGCGATATGGTGGAAGAAGGAGGAGAGCAGGATCCAGCTCTTCAGGGAGGCATTGATCCGCAGCAGCTGCTGGGCGCCAGGCAGGCTGGCAAAGAGGCGGTCCTTTCTGGTCGCCTGGTTGAGGAGCTGGGCCAGTTGCGGCGGGGCATACAGCTTGCGCCGCTCCCAGGCGTCGGCCACGTCCTTGGCCGGCCGGTACTGGACGGTGGCCGGGAAATCCCGGCCGTCGGCATAGACCATGGCCGCGGCCTGGTTGCCAAACAGACGCAGCGCCCGCTTGGCCGGCTTGCCGTTTTCATCCAGCCGATGCACGGCCCACAGCTCCGGCGCACTCTGCACCTGGCTGTAAAAAAACTTACGGCCGTGGGAGTTGACGAAAAGCACCTGCTCGTCATCCGGCCCCTTCTCCGCCTTGATGTCGCCGGCCCATTCCCACACGGCAAAGCCTGATGCCTCAAGCTCCACATAGTCCTTGTATTCACCGGACCGGCTGGTGGAAAACAGCCGCCGGCCCTGCAGGTCACGGGTGCCGTAGCCCAGGCGGACAAAATCCTTGTTGGCCAGGATCTCCTCCAGCTCGGCCTGGTACACCCCGTAGGAGCTGGTCAGGCCCTGGACTTTCAGGTCATAGCCCGCCATCCAGCCATCCAGAATGGTGTCAAACTTGCGGTGCATCCTGGCCGTGGAAAAAACCTTAAAACCTTGGCCGGATCCGGCTGACATGAAATCATCCTGCCGGCCCTGGGGCAGGTTCCAGATGCGCCGCACATAGTTATCCCGGAAACCGCCGATCACCTTGTTGGCCTGGGCCACCTGGCCGGCCTGGTCGAATAGCTCGCCGATGCGATCGGCAAACCCCAGCTGCTCGGGGGTAAGCCGGTCCATCCGGTCGAGCACGGCCAACTGCTCCTTGAGGCGCAGCCGCTCCTCGCCCTTGGCCCTGGGCAGCCGATCAGCGGCCCAGGTACGGAAGGCCTCCACCTTGTCCGGATCCGCCTGCACGTCCCGCCAGACCATGAGCGCCATGTCCAGCAGATCGCTGTCCGCCGATCGTTTTAATTTGCTGTAGGCAAAACCCAGCACATGACGCCGGCGGGAGGCCTGCCCGGCCATGCCCTGCAGCTCCTTCTGCAGGGCCGCGGTCTTGACGGATGCCAGGTGTTGGCCCAGGTCACGCTGGGCAAACAGGCGGTTTAGAAAGGTCCGGTCCTCTGCCAGATCCCGGGCCACGGCAGCCGGGGAGTTCTCCACCGGTTCCCGCATGAACAGCGGCTGCCCGGCCAGGGCCTCGGCCCGCATCTCCGGGGTGATGTCCAGGGTGTGGACCTCCACGGCCTGGTCACCATGGTTGATCTTGCCCCGGCCCACCTTGACCCCCCATTTCTTGACCAGGCGGTTGACGGTCGACGGCAGGATCTTATCGTAAAAGGCCTTCATCCCCTCGCCGCCCACGGACAGCTCTATCCCGGAAAGAATTTTAGCGCCCTTAATCCTGCCGACGATCCGGGACATTGACTCCTTACCGTCTCCGTTGACAATCTTGTCGGCCATTTCTTTGCCCACGACGCCGGGCAGATCCTCGGCTGCAAACGCCCCGAAATTGTGCAGTGAACCATCAATGGTAATCCCCTCGAGATGATATTCACCAATGGTTTGCGCCTGCATATTCCTGTTTTCTTCCGTGACGACGTTATAGGCTATTTCCTTAAAATACCGGCTCATATCGTAGCGGTCTGCCTGCTGCTCGCCCGTGGTCCAGCCGATCCGGTCAAAGCCGTGGTCGGCGGCCCAGCGCACCATGCGCTTCATGGCCAGCATGGACAACTTGTCCGTGCCGGCAAAAGGGGCGGGGGCCACGCCGCCAGGGCCGTATCCCAGTTTACGGCCGGCCTGGTGCCAGTCGCTCTGCACCTCCTCGACAAAGAGCAGCCGCTTGCCGTCCGCGTCCGTCCGCTCGTTAAACCGCACATGGGCCAGCACATTCGGCTCGGACCAGTGGGCTGAGTGGAATGTCGTGTATTTCGGCGCAGACTCCCGCATCACCATGTCGATCTGCACGCCAAGATTCCGCAGTTGCCGCTGCCTCTCCGGATCAGCCGGCTGCTCGGCCAGTTGGTCACGCTGAGCAATGAGCTGGTTTATTCTGGCCGACCTGGCCGCGTGCTCGCCGTTTTGGTCCACCGGCAGGGTAAACAGCAGCTCCCGGTAATTGCCGCCGGCTGGCAGCAGCTGCTGCCCCATGTATTGCACAGTGTCACCGCCATAGGCGTCCAGCAGGTTCCAGTTGCCTGCCTCATCCTGTACCGGCGCAAAACCAAACAGAAATTGACCGTTACGGTCAACCAGTCTGTTATTGTTTTCTGCAACCTCCATCAGGTCCTTGATTGTGGCAAAACCGTGGGGGAAAACCGTGCCGCCACCGCCCTTGACCACCTCCTCCACCTGCAGGTTGTTTTCCGCCAGCCAGGCCAACAGCTCATCTTTGGTAATCCGGCTGGCCTGATCCTGGCCGGCCAGCCATTCCGGCAATCCGGACCATTGCAGTTCCTCGGCCTTGATCTGGCCTTTCTTAACCCAGGAGTTAATTGTCTGCGTAAAGGAGGAGGGGGAGCCCGACCCGGGCAGTTTGGCGGCCAGGTGCCGCTGCATGGCGGAAAAGAAAACAGGGGCCGGGGTGCGCTGGGCCATGGTCTGCCCAGCCCGGCCCATGGCCGGCACCTCGGCTTGCAGGAAATCGGCCACCGCCTCGGCTGCCGCGGCCCGGGCCGTCTCCAGGTCGGAAAACATGACGGCCACGCCGGCGCCCTGGCGCAGCTTGAACATGGCCAGGACTTTATCCAGAAAGCTCTGCACCCACCTGGAAATCCGGACAAAGAGCGACGGTTCGCGGGCCGCCACCTGGTCCCAAAAATCCTGTTCCAGGAAATTCTCGCCGATGAAATCGGCCAGCAGCTCGCTTTCCAGCCTGGAATAGGTCAGGGGATCCTCGCCGACAGACTGCTGCAGGGCCTGGATCCTCTCCTGGTAACGCTTCCATGGGGAGGCATAGACCAGGGGCATGACGGCGTCGTGAAATTTTTGGAAAAGGTGGGGAGCGTCAAGCTCCATGCGGTGGGTCAGTTCGTGGCCCAGGACATACAGATAGGGCTTGGGGGTGTTGGCATGGATGTAGATGACATCCGGACTGCCGGGGAGCACGGTGCCGCCGATGCGCAGCCGCTCATGCTCCCGGTTGTGGAAAAAAACTACTCTTCTTCCGAACTCTTTGGCGAGCTGTTGCGTTGCATCAGCATCGCGCTCAGACACGGAGACTTCGGTAAGAAATCCCCCGGCCAGGGATCGAGTGGCCTGTCCTGCTCTTGAGGCTTGGCGGTATTCCCGTTCAAGCTCGCGGGTGTCGTCGGTTTCTTTGCCTGGTCCATATTTTTCTTTCCTTGACGTGGTTTCTTCACGTTGGGACATTACCCCGGTGCCGGCCGCGCTGTCAAGTAGAGGATTCACCTCACCGGCAAAGGCCTCGGCGTCCTCCCGGCTGCCCTCGAAGACCATATTCTTGGAAAAACGGGACCAATACCCTTTGTGCTTCTTGGCGATGGCGGCCACCTGCTGATAGGTGTCCCGGTCCAGCCGCTGGGACCAGGTGGCGGTGAAGATCTCCTGACCCTTCTGTTTGTGCCATCCCCTGGCCACGGTCACGGCGCCTCCTGCTGTTGGCATGGACGGGGCCGCGGCCTGCTCCTGCCTGGGGGCGGCCGGCAGCCTGGCTGGCATCTCCAGATGCTCGATGCGGGTAAACAGCTCCTCGATGTTCTCCGCGTTGGACAGGTCATAATTGTTCTGTCCGGACAGCAGCGCTGCCTGGTCCTTGTCCAGCACCTTGTCAAATACCAGGACCCTGGTTCTCACCTTGGTGGCGGCCCGCTCAAAGGTCACCGCCGGCAGGGTCACGGTGCCGCGCAGATAGACCCCCTTGGTTTCCTCATAGAACTTATCCAGTTTTTTGTCCGCCGCCGGACCTTCCGGCAGCAGGGCCACGATGCGGCCGCCGTCCCGCAGGTGTCTAACCGCCTTGGCCAGGTGGGCTACCGCCGTGGATCCGCCGGAACCGAAAGGAGGATTCATGATGATGAAATCGTATTTGTTGTGCGGGTCCAACTCCTCAAAGGTCCCTTCCCGCTGCACGCCGCTGGCGTTCACCGCCAGCTGGGAGGCCAGCACGCTGCTCGGCTCGACAAAGTGATTGGTGGTGTCCCCCGGGAAGAAGCGGGCGATGGCCCCGTGGCCGGCGGACGGCTCCAGGCCGATCTCGCCGGCGGCCGGGCTGCCCCATTCCACCATCTTCATGCCCACCGGCTCCGGAGTGGCAAAGTAGTCCTTGCCCTCCCGGCTCTTCTGGCGTTGGGTCTTTTTGCCGCGGCCGTAGTAATAGGTCCTGGCCCGGGAAAACTCACTCAGGCCCTCGAAATTACCGTCTTTCTCCTTGCCTCCCCGCCCCTGGTCCGCATGGGGGAAAACGTTGCCGGCGTTAAGATAGCCCTCTTTAAAGGCGGTATCCAGGTCACGGGCTGCATCGCCCATAGCCAGGTTCTCTACGGTGCGCACCCTGGCGTTGATCTTGGAGCCATAGGCTATCTGCTCAAAGGAGGTGTGCAGCACCAGATACTCCATGATGGCGTCCGACCGCTGCCCCACCCGGTAGATGCGGCCCTCGCCCTGGATGGCGGCCGGCGGGCTATAGGGCAGGCCCAGGTCCATGAACACCCGGTTGTGCTTGCCGGTCACGTCGTGCAGACTGTCCCCTTCCTTGCCGGCGGCCCGCAGCACCAGAATGACATCAGCGCCTGAATCATCATCATTGAAGCGGCGGATATTCTCCGTGCGCTGGCGGCCTGGCACCCGGCCGTTGTAGAGCACCACCCGGTCGCCGAAGGCCTGGGTCATGGTGGTGATGGCCGGTTTCAGGCCGCGCAGATCAAGCTGGGCGTACTGAGGATATTTGGTGTTGAAATGGGCCACCTCCTTGCCGGCGGCGGATTCAGGGGAAAAACCGGAAAAGGCGAAAGGATGGCCTGGCGCCCCCTCGATATAGTCATGGAACACCACCACCTTGCGGCCCAGCTCCAGGTGTTTTTTGACCCTGGCCACCGCCTCCCGGGCCTTCAGGGTTTCCAGCAACCGGTTGACATAGTGGTAGTCATAGGCTTTGCGGACGATCGCGGGCAGAACCTCGTATTTGTTCTCCTCGCGGTCCTTCCAGCCGCGGACAATGTCCATGCCGTCATCGATCTGACTGCCCAGTTCGGAATCCAGCAGCACGAATTCCCGGGAGTAGTCAAAGGGCACGTCCAGCTTGCGGCCGGAAACTGATCTGGCAGCCACCAGCTTCTGGTGCAGGTTGCGCTCCAACAGGCCCACATCCACCCCGCTCTCCGGCTGGGTCAGCTTGTTGTAGCGCATCCGATAGCCGAGATTGGTCATAAACCAGCGGTCTGTGTTGGCCCCGCCGTTGTAGCCACGGGAAGTCTCGTCTTTGGCCTGGCCCTCGTCTACGTCAAACAGATACTTGTCGGCGTAGAGCAGGGACTTGTGGTGGGCAAACGGGGTAGCGGACAGAAAAACCACCTTGGCGAATCCTGTGCGTTCTGCCGCCTGCTGCCGCAGCCTGCCCTCGATCGCCCGGCGCTCATCGGCAAACTCATCCCAGGCCGTGGACTGAGCTTGCCACCTCCGGGATGATTCCTTATCACCGGCCATAAACCCGCTATCCGCCAGAATCTCTGCTTTTCTGGCCGCCGTCTTGGCCACCAGCTCCCGCCACTCCTGGTCCCCCAGCTTGGCCTTGTCCACCAGGTAATCCGGATGATCGGCGGCGATGCGGTGGGCATTGATAAAGGCGGCGTTCTGGTCGCCGTCCTTGCCGGCGGAAACGAAATGGCTCTCGTCGTAGATGATCAGATCATGGTGGCGGGCCTGCAGGGCCTCGTTCTGGTATAAATTGGCATAGGTGGTGATGAGCAGGCCAGGCCCGCTGTCCTTGGTGTCCGCCAGGGGCCGGATGGAAAGCCCGAGATTTTCCCCGTCCTTTATCCAGTCCTGCACCTTGGTCTGCTTGGGCACCACCAGCAGGATCTCGGTCTTGCCGGCGGAAAAGAAACGGCGGGCCACACCCAGGCCGGTGTACGTTTTTCCCGTGCCCGTGCCGTTGGTGAACAGCATGCCCCGGCCGTCATCCTCATAAAAGCGCTTCTCTGCCTTCAAGACATCGTCTTGCTGCTCCGGGAAAAGAAAAGGCAGGCTTTCCCTGATGTTGTCAATGGAATAAAAGGAAACCGGCAGCGTGTTGGCTTTTGCCTGCTGCCGGCGGCTGCGGGCTAGGTCGTCGTCTGCTCGGCCGGTGTGTTCGGCCAGAGGGCCTGCAGCATGGTCAGTAGTTGGTTGGTCTGCTCGCTGGTCATCTGGTGCTCCATGCTCATCAGCAGGGCCGCCTCGCTGGGACTCCTCACCTCCGGCAGGGCCTGCCGCAGATCCATCTTCTCCGGCCGGCTGAGATAGCCGCTGATCGCCTTGCTTTCCAGCAACAGCGGCACCACGTCCTGGTACGCCGTGATCACCTTGCTGGGCAGGCCCTTGGCCGTCAGCTCTGACTCTTCCTTCTCCACGGCCGTCTGCAGCTCGGGAAACGACAGGGGAAACATCTTCTTTCCCCACTCCGTCGCCAGTTCCTGCGTCCCGGCTATCTCGTTCCAGATGTAAGTCGGTACCTGATACATGATTGTCGATCTCCTTTGCCAGCCGCTCAACATCGGCCTCGCTGTCCATCCCGGCCTTGTCCACGCCGGGAAAGTTCTTGGCCCCCAGGTAAAACCCGGGGAGATAGGGCCGGAGCTTGTCAGCCACCTCGGCCAGGACCTCATCACCCAGCATGGCCCGGGAGAAATCAGCAAACTTCCTGGCCCCGGCCTCGATATGATAGGCGGCCATCTCGGCGCCGATGGCGAACAGCTCCGGATCAAAGCCGGCATTGAGCCGGCCCAGCTTGTCCTTTAACTTGTTTCTGAGTTCTTCGTAGCGGGCGACGCTGACGATCTTGTTGTCGCTGCCGTAATCGGCCGCACCTTCCCGGTCAGGGGAGACCTTTTGCTCTCCACGTCGTCCAGCGCCCCGGTCAGGATGTCTGCTATCTCCGGTATCCTGGTCACCTGGTCGAGCTGGTCGATCCCCAAACAATGATTGCTGTGCTTTTTCATACAGATTCCCCGTTGCCAGCCCGATGGCTGTTTCCACCAGCTCCATGGCGGCTGGTTCTTTCTTCTCCCCAAACAGACTCTTCTGCTTGGGATTGCCTGCGGCCCGCACCCGGCGCACATAGGCCTGCAGAAAATCATTGACCTTCTTGCCGCTTCTGCTGTTCTGGTCGAAAAACCGCAGCAGCCGCTTGGTCAGATCGGTGCGCGGATCCCCGAACAGGTTAAGCTGAGCCAGTTCAGCTTCCACGCCTATGCCCTCGGCCCGCAGCCGGGCGAAATCCTCCACCGCTGCAGCCAGCCCCCCGGTTATATCCAGATTATAAAGCTCTCCGGCGGAAATATCAAGGCGCATCCGGGCGATGGCAGGAGCGGCCTGCAGCATGCCGTTGGTGATGTTGCGGATATTGTTGTCCGTGGATTCCACCACCCGGGCCACCACCTGCTGGTTTGGATAGGCGGCGGCAAATACCGCGTTGCGGATCCTGCTGGTGCCGGACTGAGACAGCTTGCCATCCGCATCCATCATGGTGTTCTGCTCGCCCTGGGGCAGCAGGCCGATGAACCGCCGGATAAACGGCCGGTTGGCCGCTGTATCAATCGCCCCCGTATCGCTGGCCGCGAAATCGTCCAGGGAGGCCAGCAGCTCGGCGTCGGCCATGGCCTTTTCATAGTCGCTCATGTCGGAGACGCCTGCGGTGTTGGCCTCCTTGGCCAGGCCGGCCAGCTCCTCCATGTCCATCCGGTCCACCAGCTGGCGGACCAGCACCGGCTCTTTGATGTTGTCCAGGGCCTCGGCCATGATGCCGAACTGGCCGAGATGGTCAACCAGCCATTGCCGGTAGGGCAGGGCCGTCTCGCCGGCGTAGGCCTTGCGCAGGCCGATGGACCGGCCGTTGCCGGACAATACAACCAGGTCCGGAGTAACCACCGGCGCCCCTTCGCTTATCTTAGGGTTAGCCCCCAGCCAGGCCCCCCTGGGGGCCTTGGCTATCTTGTCCACCTGCAGGCGGTAGGCATCCCGGGTGCGCTCCCTGGGCTGCAGCCGGGCCGGGTAATCCATGTTCGCCGCCAGCTCGTCGTCGTGACTGGTAACCAGGTCCGCGGCCTCCACCACCGCGTAGCGCAGATTCATCCTGCGTCCGGCCTCGGTGTCCGCCGTCAGCAGGGCGCCTTTGGCCATGCGCTCCGCCGGCGGGGAGAAGGTTGCCGGGGCGGGCACGTCCTGTTTTTTGCCTAGGTTGGGGAGGAAGGGGGAAACGGACACCGGGGCATTGGGCGATTTGTCACCGCCCATATCGTCCAACGCATCTTGTTTTTCTGGCAGTTTAACGTTGGGCGCTGTTTCTCCCTCTTCCCCGCCCAGCTTATCCAGCTCGCCCTTGGCCGGCATTGCGGCATCGGCCTTTTCCTGCTCCTTGCGCACCGTGGCGTTGTAAAAAGACAGGGCCACCTGGGCGTGCCCCAGCTTGACCCCCAGGGCCTCGGCGGCCTGGTTCACCAGGGAGGCCTGCGCGGGCCTTTCTCCCGGCTGCCACTCCGGATCCAGCTTGGTAATCTCGGCCGCCACCCGCTGGCCAAGCTCGTAATACTTTTTCCCGGCGGGCCGCCTCTCCTTTTGGCCGGTCAAGGTGGCAACGGCAGAGGCCTTTTCCTCCGGTTCCGTGGGCGGGGCCGCTGTCTCCTGCCCGGCTGCCTGTTGCTCGATTTGCTCGATCCCGGCTATCTTGCCCTGTAACTTTTCCAGGGCTTTCTTTGCCGTCATGGCCCAGCCGGTGAGCGGTTCATTTTCAACAATCGCGGTGCCATGCCCGTCCTGGCCCGGGATAAATGCCTGATACCCGCCGGACGGGGATTTTACCACATTGATCTTGCCGTAAGGTGTTTCCTTCTCCCGGTCGGCAATCCCGGCCTCATCCGCCGGCTTCTTCTTACCGGTCAACGTGGAACCGGCAGCGGCCTTTTTCTCCGCCGCCGCCGGCCGCGCTCCAGCTGATTCATCGACGGGGGGGGCAGTCTGCCCGCCTTCCTGTCCGGCCACGCCGGACAACTGCTCACCCACCAACTGTCGGACAAATTCCGCTTCCGCCGCCGGGTTTACCCCCGGCATAACCGCCGCTTCACCTGCCGGAGAAACCTGTCCGGGCAGCTCTTCCGGCAGAGGGGCTGGCGCCGGGGCAATATCCGTCTCGGCGCCTGCCTGGGGGATTTCCCCTTGCATCATCTGCTGGGCCGGAGACATCTCCTCCGGCGCCAGCCCCTCTGCCGGCGGCTGTACCGGCGGCTGGAAAGGGTCCTGGGCAGTGCTTGCCGCCTGCTCCTGCTCGGCCACCAGGGCGGCGGCAAACTCCTTTTCCCGGGCCGCGGCCTGGCGTTCCGTCTCCAGGACCTGCCGGCTCCGCTGCCGGCGCCGCTCCTGCTCCTGGGCCGCCTGTTCAGCCCGGCGCTCATCAGCCAGGGCATCGTCCGCCACCGCGCCGCCTGCGGCCCCCAGGGTTTCGTCCTGGGGCGGCTCCTGGGCCGCGGCATCCTCAAAGGACGTACCCAGGTCAAAGGCGTCGTTGGCCGCCACCACCTGGTCGGCATAGGTCCGCCACTGCCGGGCCAGGTTGGGGAAAACTGACTTGATGGATTTTTCCACCTCCTGGACCGCCTCGGCCCGTTTCAGCTTCCGCCGGCCGGCCTCCTTTTCATCCAGGCCGTCCGGTACCGGATTCTCCAGGGCCTGCCTGGTCTGCCTGATATTGGCCATGTGCAGGCCGCCGCCCAGGCCGCCGAAAATGATACTGGCCACCCCGATGGGGCCGGCCTGCTTCTCGATGGCCTGCCAGAAATCATCCGTGCCGGCTTCGTAGTGGCGCATGATCTCCGCCTGGGTGCCGGTATTGGCCAGTTCGCCCGTGGCCTCGGCGCCGGTCACCGCAACCCCTTTCTTGACCGCCTGCTTCCAGGATCCGGCCAGCATGCCCTGCAGGCTTTCCTTCAAGATCTCCTTGCCCGGGGCGGTGAGCACCCGGCCGCTCCCCAGGGTCAGCAGCTCGATGGCGTCGGATCCGAACTCCCAGCCCATTTCGGAATAGGCCTCCAGCCTGGCCGCCTCGGCCGCCTCCTCCGGTTCATAGCCCATGTTCAGGTAGCGCTTTTCCGCTTCATTATACTGGGCGGCCCCGAACAGCGGCACGCCGGTCAGATAACCGGCCACCGCACCGGGCAGACCACCGGCTGCCAGGCCGACGGCCACGCCCGGCAGCTTGCTGCCCAGGGATACCATGGCGCTCTCCACGCCCTGGGTCACGGCGCCGCGCACCCCGCCCTGGGCGCTCTCCCTGGACATGGGAAATTGGTCCTCTTTCCAGTCCGCCAGCTCATCCGCTTTTTTCGCGGCCCAGTCTTTCAGATCAAAGCCGGGGGCGAACTCCTCGCTGCCGCCGGACAGGCCGGGGCCGCTGACCGCCACCCGGTCCGCCAGCCGGTCGTGCATGGCCACGCCCTGCAGCAGCATCTCCATGATGCCGGCCGGCGCCCGCTTGACCGTATTGGCCAGATCAGTGCCGAAGGTGCGGCTTTCAGCCTCCGGCCGGAAGGACTCAATGTGGGTATTGACAAAGTTGTTCCTGGTCCGGTCCCGCACATGCTTGTCAAGCTGGCGAAACTCGTCATCCGCCAGCTTGCCGTCAAAATAATTGGCCAGCACCTGCCGCTTGTCGCTGGTGGGAAGTTTGGCGAACTCCGGATTCTGAAACCACTTGCTGACTGTCTGACTAAGATTCATTTACCACCCACCCGTAGCCCCGCCTTTGTTGGCCGCAATAGCAGCCAAGCTGGCCTCTTGCTTGGTTTTAGGCTTGACCAGGAACTGGCGCCAGTCATCCTCCTGCGGCGCCCCCTGCTTCTCCCCCGGCTTGCCGCCGGCCACCATGCTGGCCGAACCATCCGCCGCCAGAAACCCGCTCATCAGGGAGGCCTTCTTCTCCGCCTTGACCTGATGGACCAGGGAGTTCCGCATGACGTCGGCGAACTGGTCGTAACTCTCATACTGGGCGGCCTGCACATCATCAAGCGTGTTCCAGGCCGACTTGATATAGCTCTCGATCCGGCCCATCTCCACGCTGGAAAGTTCCGCGCTTTTGCCGCTGCGCCGCTCCAGCAACTCCAGCTTGGCCAGACCCTGTTTCTGGGCCTCGACCAGGGCTGTTTTTTTCTGCTGGTCCGTCTCCGCCTCGATCAGCTGCTTGTTGCGGAATAGCTTCTGCTCCAGCTGGCGGGCCTCCAGGCCATCCCTGGCATTCAGGTACGTCTCCAGCCGGTCCGGATCCTTGGCCAGCTCATCAATGGACCCCATGTAGCGGAAACCTTTCTGCTCCAGATCCTGGGGGGCGGCATACTGCCTGCCGTTGCCGTCCACCCCCATGCCCTTGGCCCGGCCGGTCTTGATATCCACCCCGTCGGTCCACCAGGCCAGGTTGCCGGAACCGTCCATAAACACCTTGCGGTTAAAGGCGGCGTTGTAGTTGACGTTGAACCGGGCCTTCTCTTCTTCCTTCCTGGCCTGGAAGAACTTCACCGGGTCATCCGACACATAGCCGGACCAGGCCTTGGCAATCTCCTCATCCGTCGGGTTCCAGGGCGTTTGTTTCCCCTGGGCGTCGGTGAGGACAAAACCGCCCTTTTCTCCCGGCGCAGCCTGCACCCCGTCCAGCACATTCTCGTTGTAAAACTGCATGGCGAACTGGTCAGCCTGCTGTTTGTTGCCGGTGGCGGACAGGGCCTGCCATTTGCTGAAGGCGTCCACGGCCTGCTGTCTGCTGGCGTCCCACCGGGCAGTGTCCGCCTTAATTTTGTCAAGGGTAGCCTCGCTTTCCATCTGCGCCATGTGAAACGGCTTAGTTGCCTGGGCTAGCTCCAGCTCTTCCTCGGCCAGCCTGGCCCGCAACTGTTTGTATTTTTCATCCTCCGGCTGGGTCCGCATAGCCGCGAAACCGCCGGCCAGCTTGAGTAATTGATTTACTTCATCTGCCATCATCTCCCCCTTTTTTTAACTGAACAGATAGGACGCCAGCATCAGCCCGGCCCCGGCAACGGCGCCCCAGCCGGTGGCGGTCAGGGCTCCGGCTGCGGTCAAGGCCCCACCGCCCATGAGCGTGGCGCCGGCCATGGCGCCTCCAGCAGCGCCAATGACGGCCTCAGTGGCTTTGCCGCCGCCGTCGTCACTGGTGGTGGTCTGCGTATTGGCCTTGGTCATGGAGGCGTAGGAATTGGCCGCCCCGCCCATGGCCTGCACTGATTTGTTATAGGGATTTTCCACCTCGTAGAGGCGGAAAAGATCTTGTTGTTGTCCAGCCACTGTTAACCTCCCTTTAGGCGTTGCCGGTCACCCGGGCCAGCATGTTGAAAGAATCCGTCTGCGCGGTACGCCTGGCCGTGGTTTTTGCTGCAGCCGTGGCCTTGGCCTGCTCCATGGCATCGGCCCCCAGCTGAGCCAGAGAGGAACCGCTGCCGATACCGCCCCGGCGGGCCACGGTGCGCAGGTTAGCGTCCTTGACCTTGCCATACTGCTGGGCCACGTCCGCCGCCGCCATGCTCATGGCCTCTCCCCCATTGGCCCCCTGCAGGGCCATGGAAATCGCCTTCTGGGTGGCTGCCGTCTGGCCGGGAAGCAGCTGCTGGGCCGCATCGAGCTGCGACAGCTGCAGCTCGGTCTGCCCGGGCAGCAGCTGCTTGGCCGCGGCAATCTGAGACAACTGCAGCTCGGTCTGCGGCTTGATCAGTTGCATGTTGGCGTTAACCTGGGCCGTCTCCATGGGCTGATAACTGGTTTTCCAGAAATCAAAATACTGGTTGGCGATCTGCTGCTGTTCCTCGGCCACCGCCGCCATGCGCTTATTGTACGCCGGATCATAGGTGTTGGTGGTGGTGGTGGAGCTGCCGCCGCCCTTGCACTGGGCCACCGGCCCGTTGTAGAGAAAGAACTCTTCGGCGAGCACCTGCCCGTTGTGCAGGTCGATGGTCACACTGGTATAGATTTTTTTCACAATTCCACCTCTTTGGTGTATTCGCTGTAGCTTGGCGAAAAATTCCACTCCGCCATCCAGGCCGCCATGTCCCTGACCGTGTAGGTCTTGATCCGGCAGCAGCCAAGCTTTACCGCGTATTCCTCCAGGAAACGATGCACCGTGCCGGAGAAGGTGAGCGGCTGCACCTCCCCGCCGCACCAGGCATGATCAACGATCAGATGGCGTTGCGGTGGGCAGGTGTCGATCCCCTGCAACCTGGTGGTGATAAATCCGTCCAGCTCTTCATTAACCGCCCAGATCACCAGTTCACCGGCCAGCACCGCCTTCATGATCCTGGCCAGGTCATCATCGCCGTTGGCATAACGCAGGACCTCCTGCAGCCCGTCGCTGATCCGGGGCCACTGCACGGTCAATAATTTATTAAAATCAAGTAAGGGGATCATCCGAAAATTTTCTCCCACAGGGAAACATCCTGCAGCCCGACGCAATCCTCCGGATTATTCGCCGCTCGAGCGGTGGCTATGTCCAGCTGGTCCATGGTGAACAGGGCGGGCACCACGTTGCCGTCCCGGTCCTGGATCAGGCAGGGGAAATACTCCTTGGCCGCCCCGAAGCGCCTGGCCTCGTTATTAATTTTTTCATCAAGACGTATTGCCGATCCAATCATCACACCCTCCTCATTCATTCTTGCGGTTAATTGAGGCCATCAATCTTCTTCATATTCCGGCATCGACAGGCCAAGAGGCCCACCACCCGACGCTGCCCAAACCAGAGGGTAATCCGGGATAACTACATCACATGCCTGATAAGGCGGATTTGTATGCAGCAAATCCCATAGCTGTTGACGCCATTCAGCCATTACCAATCGAGTGGGCTCAGCAAGCGGGGAGTCAAGCAGTTGTGTATATGCAGATTCATCGAGCAGCCGTTGCAGTTCGGCTATCAATAAAGTCCAGTCATAAAAGCGGTTGCCATAAATTGTTACCGGCATATCAAACCTCCGTTGCCATAATGGTGAATGTTTTGTCCAGATACAGCCCGCCGCTGGCCACTGTTACGACATACTGTCCGGGAGTATCCACCCGGAAGACAAACAGGCCCGTGGTTCTCTCCCACCAAACTCCTGACTCTGGATAGATTCCCGGTCCTGTGACAGTGACAATGGAAGGGTTTGGCAGCCCGGTGATGGTGAAGGTATCCGTGCTGTCCGCCAGCATGGTGTATGGCTCAGCTTCAGCAGTGGTCGCCGGGTTAGCGAGATAGAGCGCATCCGGAAACCTGATATCAACCGCCAGGTAATCAGCGTTATACTGGTCCATTGCTGCCTGGTCTCCGGAAGCTAAGGCAGCATAATAATTGCCAACGGGCGGATAGGCCCAGCTGCGTAGATCAGCGGATTTTCTTATGCGCCATTCCGCGACTGTCTCGGCCAAGGACCAGTCGATGATATGCTGCTGGATTACAGCGTCCAGGGCGGTGTCATCCGCCCCTGCTTGCAATGAGTCTGCAATGTCTGTGACGAGTGTTTCTGGCATGGTTTACTCCCCCAAAATAAGAGCGTTTGATTTTCCATAATTAAGGACATAATCGGCAGCGGACAGATAGCAGACACAGGAATTTATAGCCAAAGAGGTTTGGGCGAACTCGGCCAGCGATGAATCAGTCCAGGTTGCCGGGTCCCAGGTGGTACAAATACAGTAAACACGTATCTTCGTTATAGTTGCCGTGCCGGTGTAACTTAAGGTGAAGATCTGCGGAGTGGTCAAATTAAGCTTGGACGCCCTGGTCACCCAAGAAGAGCCATCATAGGTTTGCAAGTAGACGGAAAAAAACCCCCCGGTCTTTTTCAGATACGATGAGAACGTAGTTCCTGTATAATAGGCATTGGCGCAGGACAGCAGCCCGTTATAGGCGTTGGTGGTGCTTATCTGGATAGTCGCCTGCACGCCAAGAGTAAGGGCCGGCATCGACAACTCACCGGACATGATGTTGCTAAGCAGAATTGGGGACGTCACGGCATTCCAATGCCGGACAGTGCCCAACACCTGATCTCTAATGGCATAACCGCTGCCGCTGGCCGATGCTCCTATTGTTGATTGCCCGGTGGAAAGCCTAAGCTCGCAGACAGGCTTAAATGTCACGATATTATTGGCAAGGCTTATGTTGGCCGGGTAGCAAATAATTGTCTGGCTTTGATAAGGAAATCTTTTGTCGTAAAACACCTGCTCAGACGGAGAAGTAAGGATAGACGGGAGGCTCTTAAAATAACCTGGAACCTGCACGGTTGTGCCGCTAACCAGATTTGCCATTTGCTCCGACCTCCTGAGGGTTTTATACAGCAGATGTTCCGCTCCGTTCCAAAAGTAGTAATACAGGTTAGAGGCGGTGAAATGACCGTAATCACCAGTCGTGACGTTCCTTGTTATCAACCCGCCCGTAGTGGTGTCCACCCCTGCGTCCACCGCAGCCTGTGGGGAATAGGTGGTCAATACATTGACCACCTCGGCCAGGCAGGTGTAATAATCATCTACGTAATCCCGCAACTGGGTATCCGGTGAAATAGCCGTGGCAACAGTTGGGGCACTCCAAACCAATAAAGTAGTGCTGAGGTAGCTGTAGAGTGCATCCCGGCTGGCCTGCAGGGCGACCACGGCAGCGTCATCTGATAGACCGTAAGTACCGACCTGGGTAATGACACTGTTGAAATTACCTTCTTCACCCGGCCACTGTATCCGCCACAGTGCTTTTTCTTGAGCAGATAACCAACCATCAGCACTCATATTGGTTACAGCAGTCATGGCATCCGCAGCATTACTGGCTACAATTTCCGCCAGAGTACCGGCCACATGAGTGGTATCATTGGCAGTATGGGTGGCAGTCACATCGGCGCCATTCTCCGGCCGGTCTTCACCACTCACTGAGGACCACACCGCGGTCAATGCCGCAGCAGTAACCAGGGCCTTAGTAACCTCATAAATCTTATTCAGCAGAGTCTGCCGGGCTGCATATACTGAAACAAATGCAGCCTGGAAGGCACTGCCGACAATCACCGTATTACCGATGAGACTGGACCACAGCGCAGGAGTGGTAAGGGTAGCCAGGTAAGTAGTCAGACTTGTAATGGATGTGTCATAGGCTGTTTTCTCCGTAGTGATTCCGTAGATTACGGCCTGGGCATCAATACCTGCTTGTTCCGCTACAAGCACATCCCTATCCCGAATCACCCGGGGTTTTTCATCAATGGTTAACAGGTCATTGCTTACAATTTCTGCCAAAGAGAACAGTGCATCATCTGCCGCATCCTGAGCTGTGCTTGCTGCTAAAGCAGCAGCCGCGGCTGCCAAAGCGGCGTCATCAGCAGTTGTCTGAGCAGCAGTGACCAAGATCTTAGTCTTGTCATAGATCTTATTAAGCAGGGCCTGTTTGGCAGCGTAGACAGTATTGAAAGCAGCCAGGAATTCTGCCCGCACGATTATGGTGTTACCTGTTGTGGCAGACCACAGTACTGGAACAGTCAGGGTAGCCAAGTAGGCAAGCAAAGCCGTAAGAGAGGCATCATAGGCTGCTTTTTCAGTGACTATTGAATAGGCATCAGCCTGGGCATCAATGCCGGCCTGCTCTGCCGTTAACTGATCACGCAACTGAATAGCTGCTGGCTTTTCCACAGGGGTAAGCAGATCTTCATCGGCAATGTCAATCAGGATGTTATTGGCTGCAGTGGCATCAATCTGAGCTGCATCGGCTGCAGCTTGGGCCACATCCGCTGCTGCCTGAGCTATAGCCACATCAAGGAGAGCCTGTGATATGCCGGCATCCTGCACCGAAGTCCAGATTGAACCATCCCAACGATAAAGATGGTTATTACCGACTGTACTGACCGGATCGGTAGTGGTGGGGATATAAGCAGTGATTCCTGCATATTCGGCTACCAGTATAGCGCCGGTCAGATAAAGGGCGTCTCGACCGTCTCCGATATAGGATGAACTACCTACTGCGTCCGCTGTATAGATTAATGCAGCCCAAGAATTAGTGGTAGCAACTGCGGTATGCCCCACAGAGCAAGTCCACCACCCGTCACCCTCATAGACAGACTTGTAATATTCTAGTGAGCTATCGCTTGCTACAAGCTCCCCGGTGGTTAAGTCAAATGCGGCATAGCGGTAAGCACCACCCATTGCTACTGATGGGAGAGCAATACGGCAATTATTACGGCCAGCCGCTTTCACCTTCCAAGAGGTCACATAGAATTTACCTGCTATGAACGGGTATGAGGCCTTGGCAACATAGTGGGCTAAAGCAATACTATCCGTAGATTCAGTAAGTGTGGATACCGCCGAAGTGCCAAGCGGCGGTGTAATCCCCACTGGTGTAGAAATCGTACAATTTGATTTGTTCCAGTAGGCATTATCTGCTTGCTCGGAATACAGGATAAGGTTTTCCGATCCCTCATCTACCCACAGGTCATTTATCCTCTTGGCCATGGGAATTTCAGACTGCACAAAGGTGGTCGTCTTTTCGTCGGCACTACCCTGAGCCAGAGCCGCATTGGCTATAGCCTGGTCAGCTGTCTCCTGGGCGGTAGCCACCAGATCAATCAAGGAGACATCCCCGGAATAAATAGCAACATCATCCAGGATGCAATCCTCCTGATTAGACGCATATGACCGTACCCGCACCAGGGTGACCATGGTGGACACATTCATCAGTGGGTATGGGCCATACACCCGACCATCCAGGACCACAGTGGCCTCATTAGCCGGGCAGCTCGCCTGTACTATCAGGTCATGCACAACGCCGGGCGGACAACTTACGATAGTGTGGTCAGTCCCGGCGCTATCACGCCAGCGCAGATTAGCCGAAGCGACATCAACGATAAAGATATTGCCGGCATCACCGAAAATCAGAGGAATCCCAGAATAAAATGCACTTGAAGTCCCGCCAATTGCCTCATACTTAAACCGGCAGGAGAAAATCACACTCGGGGTTGGGGTAATCCACTTCTGGATGCTGTAGAGCAGGCCGCCGACATTATCCAGTGACCGCAGGGCGTAGCCCACTCCGGACAATCCGGTCACCCGGCTTAGTTGGGACGTAGCCGAAACAACCTCCCATCGAGTTGACAGATCAGGCGGATCAGCATAGGTGTCAAAGCTGTCGGCGAAGAGCAGTTCAGCCTTCGATAGAAGACTCTGTGTCACCAGGGTGCTGACTGCCACTCCTCCCACTGACGTACCGATAGGAGCCCCTGCCGTGGCAGCAATAGCCCAATCAGCCGCAGTGTAGACCCCGGTTTCCCGGCCCACGACACAGGCCCATATCTCATCTGAAGTCTTCAGCCACAGATCACCTGTATCGTAAGGGGGAACAGGCTCGGTTAAAAAGACTCGGCGTTTATGATCAGCCAGATCAAAGGCATCCTGAGCCAGGGCCAAAGCAGCCGCAGTGGCGGTGTCCGCTTCCTGCCAGACGTAACCGGTACCATCAATGTAAAAATAGCGATAGGCCAGGCCAACACCTGTGGTCATATCAAAATAGAGATCGCCCTTGTGGGCATCCCGCGTATCAGGAGAAAGCCAGGCTGATTCAGGCAGTACAGTCGGCCCGGGAGTTCCCTCGTAAAACCATGTCTCCACCGCCCCGTCTATCTGGGACTGCAGATCTGACATGTCAGCAGCATAGGTGACAGCATCAATAAAATTGGTCGTAGTCCAGGTTTCCAGACCGGAATTAAGTTTGGTCCATTCCGTGCTGTTGATGTCCGCCAGGCTGGTGGGGATGCCTTCAACATCGCTGTTGTAGTTAATCACCATCTGGAAGTTGTTGAACTCCGCCACCCCGGTGGTGGAGTCGATCTTCCAGCCATCCACCCCAGGCACGTAGTTGCTGGAGGCAATGGTCACGGTGTAGATCTCCGTGGCGGAAAGGTGCCTGGCCAGCAGGCTTCCATCCACGATCAGATCGCCATGCACCCCGACACTGGGGATGCCGTCTATATTGCCGATGGTAAAGGTCTTCAGCGGGTTATCCACCGCCGCGTCAATCTGCAGCCAGTTGACGCTGGGCGGCTCATCGGCGTTGGCGTCGGTCAAAGACTGGTAATAGGTGTAGCCAGGCCCGGGCAGGGTGTGCTTGACCTTTTCGTATTTGTCGTAGCCGCCGGCGATCCAGGCCGGGATATTGCCGCTTGGCTGCATGATCTGGAAGGCGTCCAGCACCATGGTATAGCTGGTGGTGTAGCGGTCCATCTGGGTCAACTGGTTCATCAGATCGTTGACCGTGGGGATCTCGTCCGGCACCACCACGTAACCACCTTGGGAGTCCGGCGGCTCCCAGGGGGAATAGCTGCCGCCGCGGACAATGCGGATCCAGAAATAAGCCGCCGCGTCGGCCGGGAAGCCGCCGCGTGAATACTCGGACACCGGGTAGGTTACCCGGGCGATCAGCTGGGCCTCGGACCTGGACATGGTCCAGGACAAATACACCTCCACCATGTCCAAGGCCTTACTGGCCAACGGCCAGGTCCAGGTAAGCTTGCGGCTGGTGGACCCAATCACGCTGGCCACCAGATTCGTGGGCGGCTTGGGAACGCCGGACGGGTAAACCCTCGGCCCCTCGGCCAGGGTGTTTTTAAAGGTGCTGCCGCGGTGGTAATCCTGCAGATCGGCGAAGGTGACGTTCATGTCCATCATGTTGTAATGGCCGACGCCCTCGCGCACCTCCAGCAAGGATTTTATCGCCTCCAGCAGCTTGAGCAGCTGCGGATCACCGGCCTTGGGGATATCCGGCAGCGACTTGATCAGCCCGGTTTTACTGGCCATGGCGCAGCTCCTGGGGAGATCCGGCCAGCAGCACGGCGTCCACCCTGGCCTGGCCGCTGGCGGTAATCTGCCACTGGCTGCCGCTGCAGCCCATGGGCAGCCGGAACTGGCCGGAAGAGGCAGCGGTAAGGGTCTTTTTTACTACTCCATCCACCAGCACGGACAGGGTAATGGTGGCCCCGCCGGTAAAATTCCCGAGAACCTTACCGCAGGAACATGACGTGTTGGCCGCCTGCAGCTGCGGGGCGCTGGTATACTCATTGACCAGTGGGTGGGCCGCGTCCGCCTGCCAGTCATGCACGGAAAACACCCCTGCATCTTCCAGCAGCAGCTGCAGGGTCCTGGTTTCCCGGTTGTAGCGGCCGCCACAAAATACCGCGCTGCCAAAGGAAATCTGCTGCACATCCAGGTTGTTTGGATCCACCACGATGCCGGTGGCGGTACCGGCGAAAAAACCGTAATAGAGGCTGTCGACGAAAAAACCGTGCAGATTCTCCGGACCCAGGGCGGCCCATTGCTCCTTGGTGTAGATCCCGGCCGTCACCTCCGTGTTGCCGGCGGCATGGGCCAGCACCAGGCAATCCCCGGCCGCGTAGAAAACACCACCCTCGGTGCTCACCATGCTTGGCCCCGAGACACAGCCGTGGCTGTACTCGTTGGAATCCTGGTCCATATACTGAGGGTCCGTTCCCGTGGCCCGGTATTGCCTGGCCGCCGTGACAAAAACCACGGTCTTGTCGAAGTATCCGGCCGCCACAATGTCCTCCTGGGCCTGCAGGCTCCAGGCTCCAGGCATGGCGTAATAAACCCCGGGCACGGAAAAAAAGAGATCCTTGCCGGCAAAGCCGCACGATACCGAATTACCGAACAGAAACAGCCCGGCCAGATCATCCGGAGGGCAGTCCCACTGGGCCGATTCAAGCAGATCCGGGCCGGCATCCGTCAGGCAATCGTCCAGGTAATCCGTCTGCGTAATGGGAATCTCGGCCAGAAATAGATAATCTGCCCCGGTTTCCCCCACCTCCAGCCGGTAAATACGGATAGCTTCGTAATCGTTATCAGACAGGGAGTCCCAACTGAACCCGGTGAGGTTCAGGCTTTCACCCTCGTAGACGGTGAACTCACCAGTAGGGTCGGATGGAGCGCTCTCCTCTTCGTCATCCTCACCCCAGCTGACCACCATGGTATAGACATAACTGACCTCACGCAGTACCGTGCCGCCGCCCAAAGGGTTCACCGTCTCCACCGTGGCCGGAGCCAGGGGGCGCTTAACCCCGAATCGTCTGATTTCAGTCGGGAAGGTGGCAGGCAAACCGCTGGTGGCCAAGGCGATGTTGGTTTGTTTGGGAAAACCGGATCCGGTGTAGGCGATCCTGCCGGCCGCTACCGGCAGTTCCGCCACGTCCACTTTGGAAATCCAGGCCAGCCAGTCGCCGGCGGCGATCTCGTAAAAAGACCGCAGTGCACCAGACTGGGGCAGCACGCTGCCTGCGCCAAGACCGGGCAACGGGGCCAGGGATTTCTTGCGCAGATCGCAGTTCACCGCGTTCACGGCAAAGCCTGACGGCAGCTCCAGCGGATCGGTGCCGGGCCTGGTCAGCCGGAACCCAGTGAACACCAGGCGGGCCATATCAGGCCGCTCCGCCGCTTTTCTGCCTGACCTCATCCTGCACGCCAAGCAGGTCCAGATAGGCCCGGCGGAACTTCTCCGCCATGGTTATGTCCACCGTGTCATCCCGGTCCAATGACTTGGCCCGGGACAGCATGAAAAACAACAACGGCTCGGCGAACTCATCACCCAGGGTTATCGTGCCTCCCACGGCCACATCGGCCGGTAATTGCGAAAAGACCGCCTCGGCATAGCCTTGTCCGGTGCTTGGTTGGGGAGGGTAAACCGCGTACTGCCGTGGATTATTCTTGCGGTCATACATCCAGTACATCCCCTCGCTGGCCGGATCGTCCGCCGGCCAGTAAGGATTAATCTCGGTTATCTCGGCAAAGTTTCGCTGCTCGATCATCCGGCCCCGGGAGCTGCCGTCTGTGCCCATATTGCAGCGCAGGCCAACCAGGGCTGAATAAGCAGCCGGCACCTCTTGGAAACATCCTGCGCCAAACTGCACCACCGCCACCACCGGGTTGGCGTCCGGCCGCAGGCTGACAATATCCCGCTGCCCGTCATTAAGCGACTCCAAGAGGAAGTCGCTGCTCCAGCGATCGCCATCCGGGTCATCCAGCAACTGGGAGGCCAGGGCAAGTCGATTCGCTACGGTAATGTTCCCCATATTCTTTCTCCGCTACTCGGCATCAGCATCAAACAACTGCTGCTTGCAGGACTCCAGCAGCCACATTACGGCGCCGCCGTCGGCGTAGGAGGAAGCGGCGTAAACCTCGCCGGTATCCTTCTCAAACCCGATCAGCAGCACGCCATCCAGCTTGCCCTTGGCCGCCTCCAGTACCCGGTCCGGCGGCAGATCAAGCCGGGTGATGTTCCCCAGGGGGATGATTTTACCCATCACATCAAGCCCCGGTCCGGGGATCCCTGCAGGATGGCCTGCGCCCGGTCGAGTTTGTTCTGCCGGATCTCCGCCAGAAACAGGTTGTGGTGTTCTGGCTTTGGCTTGAAACCAGCCGCCCTGATGGAGAAAATATAGGCCGCCTCGGCGGCAATGGCCCGGCTGGACTCTGGCGGCAGCCCGAGAAAGGCAAAACTGTGATAGATGGGAGGCGGCAACACCACACAGGGCAGGGTCAGGGTATCGCTGCTGTTGGCCAGCGGGGCGTCAAAAATAAGCGTCTCGCGGCTTTCCGGCCGCACCACATAACTGTTGCCGCTGATAAACGACGACCGGCCCGAGGGAAACATGGCGCAACGCAGACTGGTCGGACTGGCCACCGACAGCACCAGGCCCCTGGTGCTTTTCGTGGTGTTATGCACCACGTCCCGCACCATCACCCCGCTGAAATCCGCCGCGTCATCGATCAGCTCGACCACCCCCCCGTCCTTGCTGCCGGATGCCGTGACCGTGCCCCGGATGGGTTCAGCGGCCTCGGCCCGCTGCCGGATACAGAAGCTGGAGGGTATCTCTACCTGGTCCGTGCGGTTGGCCAGGAAAACATGGCTGTAATCCGTTTTCGGGATCCAGGAGATGGAGCCGTCCACGGTGTCATACCGGCCCACAAACCGCTCGCCCCTGGTCCGCACCCAGGGGCGGATGAAATCCGGGGGCAGGTTATAACTCTGCTGACCGGCGACACTGGTAATCACCACCTCGCTGGTCAAAAGCCCGGTCACCCGGGCAAAATGGCAGGCCGCCTCATCCAGGCAGCCATAGAGCCGACGCGGGCCGAGCAGGTCGAAATGGGACTCGCCCCGGTCCAGAAAATCCAGCATCTCCAGTATCAGGGACCCGCCGTCCATGACTTAACGTTTCCTCTCAGACTGCTGCAAGGCATCGTCCAGGGTCACCTTGACCTGCTTGCCATGCAACTCACAGCCGGTAAGCACCAGCTCAATATGCCGGCCTTCATCCCACTCCGAGGTCTGGATCCCCGTCATCTTGCCTTTCAGCACCACGGTCACCTGCTCGTCCACTCCCACGTCGGCCAGGCCATTGGGTTGAATCCCCGCCTTGGGAAAGTGCAGGCTGGCCCTGGGCTTTTCCTTGTTTTCCTTGATTTTATTGTTCACTGGTAACCCCACTGATCTGCTCAATATTTCCGTTCTCCTCGCCAAACAGCTCCGCGCTATCAGCCGGCTGCTGCCGCCGGTGATACTCGGCGGCCGTCATTTCGATGATGTCAAGCTGGCCAAGAACCTCAGTGCTGCGGCCATCTTGCTCAAAGCAAAGTTTTGCCCGCTCAATGAAACGGCGGATATGGCCGTTATCCAGATTACTGGTGTAATACGCCACGCCATCCCACAGGGTAATCTTGGCCACCTTCATGACGCGGCAGTCTTCCCTTTTTCCACTTTGCGGCCAATGCCGACCATGCCGATGGCGGTGGAAATCTTGGCTACCGCAGCCTCAATATCACCATTCACCCCGTCAACCACGGCCAGCAGAATAAGACCGACAACCCCGGTCCACGTAACCCAACCTTTCATAGCAATTCTCCTTTGGAAAAAATACTCAGCCCCGGCGCAGCTGCTCCGCCAGGTTCACGGCCCGGTGGCCCACTTCCCTGGACCACTTTGAATCAAGCAGCTCCTCGGCGGCCAGGGGGTAATCACCGGCGCCAAGCGCAGCCAGCATCTTTTTGAAACCGAGAAATCTCGGCAGCCCCAGGGCAAAGCACATATTGAAAAGCACCAGCTGGCGGGCCTGGGACAACTGCGTTAAAAACGGCACATTGGCGGCCAGCTCGCCGTCCACCCGGGCAATATCGTTATAAAGCAGCAACATGGCCTCGGAGCGGCTGATACCGTTGCTCTCCAGGTTGCGGCCGACGCCTATGGTCAATTTCCCCCCTGGGCAGAAGTATGGCTTCAGGGATATATCCTCATCATCTATCAGCTTCTTTGTCAGCTGCGCCAGTGACTCATGGTCAAGCATCATTTCGGCATCTCCTTCGGTACAACGAACCGGAATACCTGCGGCCCGGGATTCTCTATCCTTTCATCATACATGGACCCGCAACGCGGGCAGCGCTGCGGGTCAACCCATTCCTGGGCGTCCTCAATGCTGGTGGTCTTGCACTGCAGACATATCCGGACATCGCCATCCGCCACGGCTTAGGCCCCTGTCTCGGATCCGCTGCCGCCGGCAACTACGTCAGCCAGGTCAGAGAGCTTGGCCGCGCCGGCTGGGGCCTGGTTTTGCACCATCTCATCCTCCCGCTCGTAGATCCACTCGCCCACCTCGATCAGGCGGGCCTGCCCCCACCAGTCGGGCCGATCGGGAAAACCCATCTCCATCCAGCTCTTGGCCCCGGACACGGCAGAACCCGTCTTGACGCCCCGCCGGCGGTACATGGTCATGTCGAGTGTGCTGTTGGCCCCGTCATCGAGCGGCCGGAAATCGGAACTGGCGGACAACTCCGCCTGCTGCTGGGCCGCGTAATAATCCTCGGACAATTTCTTGCCCAGGGACCGCCACCATCTCAGGGCGAGGTTGAGCTGCACCGGGGCATGGATAACGTCCGTCAACTCCTTCTCGCTCATCACCGGCGCCCCATCCTTGTAACCGTACACCCCGTTGTGGTGCAGGAAGAGGTTTCCCCCGGAACTGTTGGCCCAGCTGCGCAACACCTTGACGGTCATGGATGTGTTGGCCCCAGACCTTTTCACCTTCAAAATCTGCATATCGTTTCTCCATCATCCGCCCGGCCGCAAAGCAGCCGGGCGGTCTAATCCGTATAGATTTTACGCCGAAGCATCCACGGCATTATCCAGGTTGCCCCAGCTCTCCGCCGCATGCTCCACCACCAGCGACGGCCGGACGGCACCGGCGGCGCCGGTACCGGCGGCGATCTGCGTCAACTGCATAACCACCTCCTCGCCCGGCTCCAGATGCACCCTGGTCGTTGGCATGAAGTACAGGAATTTGCCGGCGGCAGCGGTACCCAACTCGAAAACACCCACGTCTCCATCGCCGCGACTGGTGTCCGATCCGGCGGTGGGCCGTTTGTCCATCTTGACGATGGGGGTCGTGGTGGCCCCCGCGCAGGCGGTGGTCACGCACAGACCGGCATAGAGCACGTCACAGGGGAACGGGGCGGTAAAGACGGCCAGGTCACCGGCCGCCTGGGTCAGCGCCAGACCTGCCGCGCTGGCCGTGCCGATCAACTGGACCGGCAGGGAACTGATATGATCACCTAACATTGCAAAAATCCTCCATCCGGAACACGTCCGGGTTATTTTTTACAGGGAGCCGACCCGGATAACCCTGGCCTCTCGGTCATCAGCGGTCATAAATGTGCAGCCGAAAGCAACCAGGCCATACCAGATGATGGCATGGCGACGGCCGAAGTCGCCTTTATAGTTGGGATCCGCCCGCAGATGGGGGGCGTCAACCTCAACCCGACGCACCGCGTCATCGCCGAAGATGAAACCCTCGCCCAGGACGCTGCCGGTTCCCACGCCGTTGGACAGCGCCTGCTCGTGGGATACTTCGACAAAACGCACATTCTCCGCCTTGCCGATCTCGCTCTTGAAAATGATGTCGCCCTTGGCCAGGTACTTGTGCCACTCCTGCAGCTGGGTGTCGTTTTTCAGCCCGCGCAGGGCCTTGGTGGCGAACGTGCCGATATAATCGCCGCCGTCGAAAAACGGCACATGCAGGTCATTGACCATATAGTCCCGCAGCAAGGCGATATGGGCCATGGTTAGGTTATTGGTGGCCGACACACTGTGCGCCCCGTCGGTATCAATGGTGCCTCCGGTGGCGCTGGTCGGGGTAAAGCAAACCTTGGCCTCCTTGAAACCCGTGGCGGCCCCGGTGTCCATGCAGGCGTTCATCTGGTCGAGCAGCCGTTTCTGGCCTCCCTCCTTTGGGCTGACCTTGGAAAACTCATGGGCCAGGTTGGTGTAGCCGACGCCGCGGCCCCACTCCACTACGGTGATGGTCCGGCCGGCCATCTCCAGCTGCTCGACGGGCACCCGCTGACGCTCGTCAAGCTGCGGGCTGTCCGGCTCATCCAGGGCCTTATAGTATGGCAGGGTCACAGACTGGCCCATGCCCGCGCCGAAATTCGGCTGTTTTTTGGTAAACCGCACCAGGGTAAAATCCCGGGCGGCGATTTTCAGTAATTCGTTGGACAGTGCGTGGTTTTTCCAAACCCCGTCCGCCGCATCGTATTGCCATGTAAACATTATCAATCGCTCCTATGCTAAGGTGCGACCCCGGTCAGCCTCCGCTATGGCGTCGTCCAGGGACAGGCTCACAACAGCGCCCGGTTGGGCGCCCCCTTGAGCCGGCCCGGTAAAACTCCCACCCCGCTCAAGGGGCAGGTTGAACTCCTGCATAAGCTCGCTGCGCTGGGCCGCGTGGAATTTTCTTGCTTTATCCATGGTCATGGATACCTGTTGTTCAAATGTCAGTGGTGTGCCATCAGGTCCCTGGTTAGGGGCGGACCTGGAAAGACCCCAGAAGATGATCCTTTCCGCCTCTGAAAACTGCTGGGACTCCAGCATGCCGGTCACCATGGCTGCCGCCTGCTCTGCCCCGTCCTGGTCGGCTGCGCCCTGGTCAACTGCTCCCTGGTCGGCTCCGCCCTGGTCGGCAGGGGTGTTGGGCGGCAGCTGCACCGCCTCCCTGGTTCTCTGGTAAGCGTTGATCTCCAGATTCGTCTTGGCCCATATCTTGGCCACATTATCGTCGTAGTCCTCTGTTTCCGGGCTGAGACTGTTAATGGCGGCCAGGGCTTCTTTGTTCTTGCTGACGGCGAACTGCTCGATCTCAACCTGCAGGTCCTGCTGATTTTTTTTATCCTCCTGGACCTTATAGGTTTCCAACTGTTTACGAAGCTCGGCATTGTGCTGCTCCGCCTTGGAGGTTCTGGACTGCAGCTCGGTATAGCCCTTTTCAGCGTCCTCATGGGTCTTAAACCTGGTCTGCGGTTTCTCCTCCGCCTCACCCTGTTTTTCACCTGCCGCCGGCGACTGCTCGCCTGCCTGGACTGCCGGCGACTGCTCGCCTGCCTGGACTGCCGGCGGCTGCTGCCCGCCGGCCGGATCGGTTGGTTTTTCACCCGCTGGCAACGGCTCTCCATTATTCTGGCTTTCCGCTGGCGGCATCTGAAAAATTAATGCACCGTCTTTCATTGCCTGATCAAGATCAATACCTGACATATCTATACCTCCTGTGGCGTTGTCCTGTTCCAAGGGGCCACTCTGGTGTGTGCGGCGTGGTCCTGTTCCCAGGGGCCGCGGTTTATATCAAAGCCTGGCGTGGTCCTCGCTTTGAGGGGCCTGGCTGATTACTCTTTTCTGGCGTACCGCTTGACCATCTCCTGGGCCGCCAGCTGGGCTGAAAACTTCCGCTCCCCGAATCTTTTCAGCAGATCAACCAGGGATTTGGCCTCCGGATCAAGACTGACCAGGGTGGTAACCCTGACGGTCAGCCGCTCCTCTATCAGCCCCAGCAGAACATCAGCCGCCTGGCTTTCCGACACGCCCATAAATCCCATCTGCCGCAGCAGGGTGGACTTATCCTCGGCCGCGTCGGCCCTTTGCCGGTCCCGCTGCACCATCTCCGCCGGCATGCCGCTGACAATATCAATCTCCGTCCGTCCCTCGCTCATGCCGCATTTCCTCCGCCTTCTCCCTGGCCGTCCGGTTGGGGAGGAGCCAACATCATATTGATCCGCAGCTGCTGCAGCTTATCGCCGACCTCTTTGGACAGGAAAATGTTCTCATCCTGCAGGCCGGTACGCCGCTCCAGGGCCTGCAGCACGTTGTAGGGCATGATATACGGCCCGTAAGCCGGATCATTGGTCATAGGGATAATGGTGCGCACCAGGGTGGCCACCGTCTCGGCGTCCTTCATCAGCTTCTGGATGCCGGACACATGGAATGCCCCGCTCATTCTCGGCAGACCTTGGATAATCCCGTCCCGGCCCAGGCTCAGGCCGTATTTCCGCATACCTTCGTCACCCAGCATGGCCTGGTAATCCTGCCAGCCTGCCCAGGCTTCCACTACCTCCCGCCCGGCGCTTACCCCCTGGACGGCGCCCAGTTCCACATTGGTGCCCATCAGGGAAAACACCTCCATGGCCTGCCCCAGGTTCTGCTCGCTCTCCCGCCAGGTCATATCCTGCCGGTACCCCGGCAAACCCTGCACGCTGTCGGAAACAGCGGTCCCCCGCTGATAGTTCTGGTCGTGGTACTGCAGATTAGCCAGCACGGAGCCGGTTACATCCCGGCGGGAAACCTGGCGCACGGCCTGCTGTCCGTTCAGGCTGTCATGGGTCAGATAGGACCGGCCTGGCGCTGTTTTGACATCCTCAGGATCAACCAGGGCGTCGACGTTAATCTCGGTCATGGGATTGACCAGCCACTTCATGGCGTCCTCATGCAGACACATCAGGTTGCACATGGCCTCCCAGGTCGTGCGGATACCATCCAGCAGCCCGCGGCCACCCAACTGCAGCAGGTCCGGCTGGGGGGAAAACATCACGCTGGGCCAGCGCAGGGTGTGATAGCGCACCCCGGCGGGGGCCTTGATCAGGCGGCCGCCCATCACGCTGTAGGTCGCCCTGGGCAGCAGCAGTTCACCATTCGGGGACAGCACCGTGCCCCAAAACTCAAAGACCCGGCCCATTTTCATAAATTTTGATCTGGTCCAAATCTGGTCCTTGCGGGCCGCCAGGGCCTCCCTGGTCATGAACGGGTTATCCGGATTTTCATCGTTGGTGTTGAACCCTTCATCAATATTCTGCAGCAGCCCCTTGTCCGCCTGGGCCTTGAGCTGATAGAAATGCTTCCACTCCTGGTGGATCCAGAAAACGCCGGACTGGGGATCACGGGGAGAAGCGTCCGGATCCCGGCAGATCTTCCACGGCTCGATCAGCTCATACTGCAGCCCCTTGCCCGGCACCCAGCGTGGCTTCATATCCATGGACTCACCCACCGCCAGGCCCATGGTGGTGGCGTCGACAAAGCGGATGACGAAATTAGCGTGCCGGTTGTCAAGCTGGGTGTTCATCACCTGTTTCCAGAACTTCGCCGGCAACTGCTGCAGCGGGTCCTCGATACTGAGAAAGTCGGGGGAAAAGCTCTTGCGGATCTGGGCCGCGGCAAACTGCACCGTATTGTACGGCCTGGGAACAATGATCCGGCTTTGCCAGGCCGCCTTGCGAGCAAAGGAAAACGGCTCCTTCTCCTTGTAAACCCGGTAGCATTCCGCCTGTACCTGACGGACATCCTTGCGGGACTGGTTGTCAGTATTGACGCAGTCCATGCAGTAATCGACCAGGTGCTTTTCATCCTCCAGGGAATAGCGGCGGGCAGCCTGCTCCCGCTCCGCCAGCTCCTTCCCATCCATGCGAGAAGGACCGCCACGCTGAATCCGGCGAAAACTGTCCAGCAGAGGGTACAGGGCATTTTTTCTGATTTTCTGCAGATCAATCATGGCCGAACGTTGCCGCGTAATTTTCAGCGTAGCCCTTGCTCACCCGGCCGGGGCTCCAGTCGCTGGTGGCGTGCTCATGATTCGGGCAGCCTTTCTTGCACTCGCCCGTTCTTGGCTCGCCGTTCCAATCCTTCTCCGTCTCGGTCACTGCACCGCAACCCGTACACTTGAAAACAGGTTCGCCCGGGTCATAGGGGCCGCCTTCGCGCATCTCCCAATAGCCGTCAAACTTTCCTTTCGGTTTTACCTTCTTCATTCCCTCTCCTTATCCCCGGCCCGGGGCGTAACTCATGGCGACGCGCATGTTTTCCTCACGCTGCGCCCGACGCTGGACAGAGCCTGCCGCCGGCCGGCCGCTGTCAAGTTGGGGCAGCAGTAACGGCACCCCATGGCTTAATGCGTCGCCAACATGGGAATACTCATCTTTCACCGGGGTGGTGCCGATGGGCTTGCCGTTGTTGTCCTTCTTCCAGTGCCAGCCGCCGTTTAATGCCTTGTGTACGGCATGGGCGCTGCTGGACACACATATTTTCTCCTCGCCGTTGACACACTTGGTCAGCATGGCGGCCTGCAGCGGGTTGATCCGCTGGGGCCAGCGGGAAGGCCCCGGCTCAAATCTGGTACCAAGCTTCTTTTCAATCAGTTTGGCCGCGCTCTTGGTCCGGGTGGACTGGTCCGGGGTGGCCATGGTTGGATCGCCAATGTCCCGCCACTGGTCTATCTTGCCCTTGTATTTCTCGCCGGCCAGCATGGGAGTTACCATCTCGTCAATCAGCACATCAACTCCGCAGCCCTGGCCCACCAGCACATCATGGAGCCAGAGGCGGCCAGGCGGCAAAAACTGGCCGATCACGCAGACCGGGTTATGCCAGCCGTCCCAAAAACGAATACCCTGAGCGCCCGGTATCACCGGCAGCACCCGATCGGCAAAATGGGCCTTGGCACTGTAGCCCGGCACCACCTTGACCCCTCGCTGGATGGGGGCGGCCCGGCCTTCCACGTAACGGGCGAACTTGCCTGGGTCCCGTTGGAACGCGGCCCGGTTGGCCGCCCTGGTGTGGGGGTTCAGAAATTTGTTGTCCCCATAGGGGATACGGAAACACTGTTTGCGGATACACACCCCGGTGTCCGGATCCCGGGCGAAAATCTCCGGCTCCCAAAACAAATCTTCCGTCCAGTGCTCCTCATCCGCCGGGTTCTGCGTAATCTGCACCCGCATTTTGGTGCCGGTCTGGCGGGAGGCCCGGGCCACCGCCATGTCGAACACATCGCGGGACAGGCCGGCGTTGTTTTTTTCCAGCACAGGAGCCGGCTCCTCGAGCATGATGAAACTGACAATCAAAGATTGGAATTTAGAGAGTGCCCCTTCGTCGCCGGCGCCGAACAGAAACAGCTCTACTTTGGGGCTACTGTGGATTACCAGCCGCTTACTGTCGTCATGCACCGAGACATAGTCTCCCAGCAGCTCGATAAAATCAGGGACTGTGGTGTTTTTGATGTTGATGTGGGTATCGCGGATGATGGCCCCGCGTATATCGCGGCCGCAGCGGACGGCATGGGCCATGATAGCGACAATGCCCGCCGTGGTTTTTCCCTCTCCCATGGGACCGCATATCTGCACGATCTCGGCGTCCGAATGGACAAAGGCCGACTGAGTGGGGGACAGGTCAAAGACCAGATCTCGGTCAGCCACGGTTGCCACCGTTGATGGTAAACATCACCCGGGCCTGATCCTTGCCCCGGTCAGATGGCTTGACTTCATGCACCGGCCCCTCTGAGGAGCGATCCATAATGATGATATTGCCCTTGCTGTCCGCGTCCAGCCCGGTGGCGTGGCGCAGTTTCAGCTCGATGATGCTGGCCGCGGCCTTGATGGCTTTCAGCCGGTTTTCCATCTTCTCGTCGGCCATGCTGATATAGACCAGGCTTTTCTTGATGACGTCTTTAACCAAAGCCGCCCTGGTCGAGGAATTTTTATCAAAATGATAACTATTAAAAATAGCCGCCCAGGCGTCCACCTCGCCGGCGATGGCTGCGGCGGCATCCGCCGTGCGCTCGATGAGCACCGGCATGTCCATCCTGGACCAATCCAGGCAGGTGGCCTCCATCTCCTCCAGGGCGTCCAGGTCTTTTGGCAACTCCTTGTTGACATGGTCATAAACCACCTGCCGGGCAGCAGCGCGGAAGTCATCCTTTACCCTGGACAGATACCTGGCCACCGAGGCGTCGGAGATCTTCACCCCGTCCTCGCGCAGTTTTTCAGCGATTGCTTTGGCGGTACGGATATTATCCGTGAGGTAATAGTCCCTGACCCGATCGGCCAGGCCAAGACGCTCTATTTTTGATACGTCGTTTGCCATTGGCTGCCCTTTAAAAAGCGGCAGCCGGGCGGGGTGGGGGTGTAGGAGACAAAGGAGAAATTAAGAGAAAAGGAAAAGGTGGTCGCCCGGCTGCCTTCAGGGAACAGCTTACTTTATGTTTTTAAAAGATCCGGGGAGGCCGGGAAAAATGCAGACTGACAGGCCATGATAAGCCGCGAAACAGTGGCAACCGCAGGTGTGCTCCTGCGTTTCCTGCAAAAAAACTTGTTGACATGGTTTTAAAAAAGGCGAAGCAGGGGGAAAAAAGCCAGAACAACGGCGGAGATTCCCCAGGCCATAACTTACTATACTTCCCCCCGCCCCCTTCCAGGGTTTTTTGCGGGGTCATGGGTGTGACTGAAAAAGTTTGAAAAATCCAAGACGGTGCATATTGATGGGGGGGGAGGAGTCCCGGATCCCGCTGTTCCCATCTGGCCAATGCCGGCCTTGCCATACCCTGCGTGCGTGCCTACCCCCCCCCATTGTCACCCACGATGCACGGCAGCCAGGCGGCGGCAGGCTGCTGGCCAGCAGCCTGCCCATCGGTGGGCGGGCTGGCACGCACCACGGCCGTGCAGTAAAAGGGAAAGCCGATCCCGCTGTTTCGCCGTTTTTTTGTTATGTCTAAAAAGGTACACCTTAATAGACGACCGCGATCTCGCCAGGAACCTTGTCAAAAAAGGTGGCAGCTATTTAATTGACAACAAAACCAAAAAGGTCTATAACCTTTTTATGTTTAACAATGTTCAACAACCGCAAACAGGAGAACACACCATGACAGGCCAGCACGTTGGATACATGAGAGTCAGCAGTACCGATCAGCACACCACCCGCCAGCTGGATGGCATCACCCTGGACCGCACCTTTGAGGAACAGATCAGCGGCAAGGACCGGCAGCGCCCCCGGCTCACCGAATGCCTGGCCTACCTGCGCCAAGGCGACACCCTGCACGTCCACTCTATAGACCGCCTGGCCCGCAACCTCATGGACCTGCAGCAGATCATTGACGACCTGGCCGGACGCGGCGTGGCCGTCAGGTTCGAGAAGGAGCAGCTGACCTTTGACGGATCCGCCGGCAATCCCATGAACCGGCTCATGCTGCAGATGCTCGGCGCCTTTGCCGAGTTCGAGCGCTCCATGATCCGCGAGCGCCAACGGGAGGGCATCACCGCAGCACAGAAGAAGGGCCTGCACCTGGGCGCACCGCGCAGCCTGTCCGATGAGCAGGTGGCGGCGATCGCGGCCAGGGGCGACGACAAGGCGGCCGACCTGGCCAAGGAGTTCGGAGTCTGCCGGCAAACCATCTACAGCATCCGCCAGGGCCGCTACACCACCACGGCGCCGGTGACCCGCAGTAAAAAACATTGACCGAAACGCGAAACCGGATTACAAGCAAAAAATCCCCCCACCCAGGCCGGCAATCATTTTGCCGGCCTCAACCTGCTTTTTGGTAAACAACAGAAAATACTCATTTTTTGACCGAGCAAGCCCCCTCCCCCCCTCTCAAAAAAGTGGCCACCAGGCTGTCATCTTGCCCGGCCCTGTCCGCACCTTGGCCGGCAAAACCTCCAACCGCTCGCACGCTAAGCATGGTTTTGGCGCATTTCGTGGCCTCGGCCAGGGCGTGGACAAGCATTTACAAACGAGCAAACACACCAAAACGCTTGCCGGGCAACAGTTCCACTTCTCAAACCGCGGTGGACAGGCTTTTTTCTGGGCCCTTAATCTATTTTCAATTTTTATTTCCAAAACTTGCCTGGAATAATAGAAAAAAGCCTGTCCAGCTTGTCCACCCAAAAAAACAACGCTATTCTAACACGATACAACACACCTAATTCCTGGACAGCTTGTCCACCCCTTGGCCGGCATTTTTTAGGGGGAGGGAGACGGGAGGGCGCCCGCCGCCCCTGAGCGCCCCTTTGGGGCGGCTTTGCTGGGCCATGGGGGGATAATTGGTGAAATATTTTTTTAAGCTGTGCTTTCTTTTTGCTTGAAAAATACTCTATACGGGTGTAAGACATACATATAGAGCAAAAATAAAGCAGAAAGCAAGCAGACAAAATAAAACTACGGAGAAAACAGCTCACCGAGCAGGGGCAGGCCGAATGGATAAAACACTCCTACCTACTGGTCCTGGAAATATCCGCCCCAGGGCGCAAAACATTTTACGTGGATCCCGAGGGATACAATTACGTCCGTTATGCCGGATTTGCCCACCAGGAGCAGCCTGCCCCTGCCACGGGGAAAATTGTCAAAATCAGCGACTACCGGGCCGCCCAGGCGGCCGTAAATTAAACACCGGCGCCCGGGCCGGCAGCGACCCGGGCGCTCCAAGAGGAAATCCCATGAGCAAAAACCCAATCAAAATGAACATCAGAGTGCCGGCAGCGACCCACCAATGGATGGGATCCGGCCTGTTTCCCACGGCCCACACTGCGGCCCAATCCATTGTAGTAGCCTCGCACCGGCTCTACCGGCTGACCATTGAAGAAATTAAAGGCCGCTTTTCCGCGGGTGAGCTGCACATGATCATTACCAGCGTCGAAAACCTGGAACCAGCCGGCATAGCCGCCGGCGGCGAAATGCTGCTGCAGATAAACGATATGGTCAGCCTGCGGCAGCTGGACGGGGAAATACCGGATATAGCCGGCTTCATGGCCCGGATCCGCCGGCTGACCGCCTACCAGGCCGCCGTCCTGCAATGGTGGGCCATGGGTTATCACAACCTCTCCAAACGCGGCGCCTCGAGCCTGGAGCTGCAGGAATACCTGGACACCATTTGCGTCAGCGAAAAAGATCTGGACATCAACACCACAAACGATTAACCACTGCCGGTGGGAGAGATCGAATTTTTCCGCCAGAATAAACGAATTTCAGGGACCGCTTTTGAAGGAGGACAAAATGCCAGCAGTACCAATCAGACGAGATAAATATACGGATATCACCTTTGAAATCCTCGCCCGCGTCAGGCTGCAGTCGTGCCTCTTCCCCCTACAGCGGGAAATAGAGGATGAAATAATCAAAAATGCCAGGACTAAATCAGCCGCCTATGTCCGCGGCCTGCGTTTTGCCCTGGAGAAAATCAAGGAGCATCGGCAAGAGTACCGGGAGCAGGAACTGGAATTGTTGCGGGAAGAAGAACAAATCAAAGCCCGCCGCCAGGCCTGAATAAAAAAAGCCCCGGCCTGCTGGAACAGGACCGGGGCCACTACACGGCCAATACCTACGGAGGACATGGCCGCAATCAATCTACCATACCCGACGCACCCAGGGCAACCCTGGCCTACTTCTTCTCGATCCCGACCTTCCCCCACTGCCAGCTGGCAGGCAGGTTCCCCCCCAGCCACACCGAGTTGAACATGACCACGGCCCAGTCCGGATCCTCGGTGCTCTCCGCCACGTCCATCATCAGCCTGGCGTCGGCCCGCAATTTCTCCAGCCGCGTGCCGCCGGCAAAATACCACCCATCATGCCAAAAACAATACGGGTAGAGATTAACCCCACGCCAACGCTGGGGGCAGCCACCGCTGCAGCCGTCCGACACAAAAAGCTTGTCCGGCAACTGCTTCCGGAGCTTGGCCACCAGGGCCGGCCTGGTCCCGTCCATCACGGCCAGCTGTAGCAGCTGCTTGGCCGTGATGGTCTCCCCAGGGGACGGAAGAACGGCAATGCTTGCCGGCGGGGCAATGCTTGCCGGATCTGCCCCGGCAGCAGGGCACGCGGCGCAGGAAATGCTGCACAGCAACAGGATGATGGCTATTAATTTCTTCGACATTTTGCACTCCTTTTCTGCTACGTTATGCCTCTACTGCCAACCCGAGCGGATTGCCATCCATAACCGAGCAAATGATCTTCTCCATTTCGGCATCATCTGCCTTAATGCTGGTCAAAAGCCATCTGCCGTCAGGCAGCGGGTAATAATTCGTGTCAGGGACGCCATAACCAAAATGCGCAGAAAGGGAATTCGCCCGCATTGAGACAGAGGACTTGCACGAAAATTGCGATTGAGGAATGCCGGCTTTATCGGCTGCAGCACCCAAAATTCTACACGGCCCGTAATCGACATCAAGCCATGGGGGAAAATGTTCCTTATCCAGCGGCTCGTCTCGCAGCCGCACCAGCTCAGCGGTAAGAACTTGCCGAAACGTTTCAACCCTGGCGGGCATGTCGTCTACCAGCGCCTTGTCGCTTTGAATATTTATTGTGGCCAGCATGAGGACCATGCCGCCGTGTACCGAGTTATCCCCGTTGTTAAAAACAGGCACAAAAAGCTTTTTGCACCAAATATCAACCGCCTTGCGGATAATCAAATCAGAAACTTTTACTCGCATCGTTATACCTCCTAGCGGTCATTAGTTTTTATGTTCTCATCCCGCGTCGAAACGCGGTCGTGGGAGCTGCTGGTTGTGGTTTGCGGGCTGATTGCCTCAGCCTCTTCGTTAGCGGTCGGTCCGCTGCAACCTATCTATTTCAGCAGCAATCAAAGCACCGGCAACGGCCAGTTTATCGATCTGGTTTTTTTGGTCGAATTTCTCTTTATATTTTTTGTCCCATGTCTCCGGCCACCGGCCCAACTGTGCTCCACGTGGCACCTTCGCAAGCAGGTATATGGCCGCTCCTACCAACTCTCCGCTACAATGACCAGGGCTTTTGTCATGGACATAGTCAAAACCATGCTTCAATATCTGCTCGTTTCTTTCTTTGGTGATGAGATACAAGCCATCCTTCATTCCACTCTCCTGTAATTTTTCCGCTAACAAATCGGTCGAGTTCGGGCCAGGCCCGGCAAACAGCGCCGGGCCGCTCACCTCACCGTTGGCAATCCTAAGCTACCTTGCGCCTGTAGTCATCCCAGGTGCAGGATTTGTAAATTGCCCGATGGTTCACCCAGCGAGCAAATGCCTTTTGATCATTGGCGGGCTCGGCACCGTCCGGGGCTCGGAAAGGTTGCGCGAACGGAACCACATACATGCCCTTCAGGAAGCGCACCCTCTCCAGGGCATCGTCAACGTCTCGCACCAGGACATAGCAAAAAATCTGTGCCGGGTTTACGTTGTGCCACCTGAGCAGTTCGACCGCCCGCCGGATCGTGTCTATCTGGCCCGCGGTATCACATGCTAAACGAATGTGCCGAATCCATTTCAACTTTCCGAGTCGGCGGGCAACAGAGTCGTCAATCAGGCGGGCATCTAGGCCCTGGTTAAAATCCACACGCAGGCCGAGGCGGGCCATTTTGTCAATCTGATCTAGGCCGTGAGAGTGGGCCAGCACGTTGTTGTCCATCAGCACCACGTCACGGTGACGGGCAAAGGCTTCCACGTCCTGGTGTGGCCGTATTGCCCCTTCCTTGCGCGGCACGAAACACCATTCGCAATGTCGGATACAGCCGCGAGTCAGAAAACCATAGCTCTCGTTACAGCCGTATATTGAGTAATCCGGGCAAAGAAGCTCAATGTCATCAGTCAGCACCGTTGCAACGTCATGGCCGGTGCCGCCGTAGATCGTGCCGGCCGGTAGGTACGGGTCTGGCTTCGACCAGGTAAATACCTTGGAGGAGTAAACGCGGTCATACCCTCCGGTCAGGGCGCTGAACCACTCAACGGTATCACCTTGCGCCCGGTGATGTGCCGCGATCTTCATCAAGGCCACATTGGGGTACTTGGTAGCGTCGTTGTCGTGTAGGGCAATTTTCATCGTTCCATCCAAATTTCGGATTGCCAACAAATCGGCTCACCAGACGGCGGTGAGCCTTCCGAATTTCAATCAAGTTTTGTGGCCGCCGCAGGTGGCCTCAGTCGTTATGGCAATAAAAACTCAACGCCGACAAGGTCTTCGTGCCCCGTTTTTACATCGGTCACCCAGTACACCCGGTCATCATTGTAATCAAAATAGGAGATGAGCCTAACCGTTGCTGTCCCAAGAGCAAAATGCACAGTCCTAGTCTTTTTAGCTCTGCTCTTGCGCCATAATTTAGCCATAACCAATCACCTCAGCGGACCGCTACGCTCCGCCGCTTTACCTTTTCGTTATGCCCGTCGATTCCACGCCTCAACCGGCAGGTTTTTTCTGCTGGATTCACCCGATTGGCAATTGCAGGTTTCACAGCAGACTTTCCACCACTTACCATTGTTGTCAACTCTCAGAAATGGTCCTTTGTTGAAAAGCGGGTCTGTTGCTTTTTTTGTAGAGTCGCCGCAGAATGGACACGGCTTGAGGGCATAACCAGACGAATCGACCGGCCCTGCATCCGCCGTTTTTGAGCCCTGATTAGTTGACATACTAAATTTACCTCCGTGGTTGTGCCTCAAACAGCTCGAAACTCTACAACCCAAACAAACGGGTTCTCTTCCCAAGATTTGAGGCCGTTAATATCTTTCCAGCAGGCTTCAAAGGCCAGCTGCGCGTTTCCATAGCTTTTCCCTGCCCATGATTCAAGCCCGTTCAGGCCAGGCATAAAAACTTCTGCTTTTGCATCGGCACGGCTGATCCCCTGTACTCGCTCTACGCGGATACTCAATATCTCCAATGTAATCCTGGAAGCAGCCCGTCGCATAAAAATGGACGGACGCTTGCGGTAATGCCTGCGGTCGGTCGTTTCCGGGGTCTCAGTGGCGGCGTAATACGGTCGGTCGTTATTGTCCACGCACTCCCACCATGTTTCACGGACCCATAACCTATCGCCAGTTTTGCCATAAGGACATTTCCGCCAAACGGGATCATCAATATTTTGCGGTATCGAATCCTGAAACCGTGCATGGATATGGCCATCGTTGCATTCCAGCCAGGACACGCGGCGCTTATATCCTGGCAATACCTCCCAATGATGTGCAGGTGGTTGTGGCTTTACAATCCTCCGCGTCTGCGTTTTTTCCCCTGCCAGAATAGCCATGACCATCGGCCCTGAGAACAAAACAGGGCGACAGGAAGGCCGTTTTCTCTTTTTTCTCCTCATAAATCCCCCCCCATTTGCCCGCACTATCGTTGTTGTCTCGACAACCCCGCCGGCCCTGGCCGGCGTTGAATAAACCCAGCACCCATCAATCCCCGTGCGCATCCAGCCGATAAACGCGGCGGCATAGCCGTCCACCGGCATATCTTCCACCCGCCCCCCCACCACCTGCCGGAAACAGAGCGCCCTGCCGGTCAAATCGGTTATGCTGCCGGCATACTCCAACGCGCAGCCCGGCAACATCCTCACCCGGGTGAACCCGGCAGAGGTATGCCCGCCCCGGATCGTGGTGAACCGATCCCCTGGGACCATCAGCGACTTGTCGCCCAGCTCCTGGGGAGAAGCGGAAAGCTCCGGCCGCCGGCGGAAAAGAAATAAAAAACTGTCCCACATAGCCACCCGGTCATACAGAAAACCGGGATAGCGGATGCCCTTTGCCTTTTTCCCCATGTCCCATCACCTCCCTTGTCAGTTCGGGACCTGACCGTTATCATTCTCCTGCCGGGCCATCTCCGTGCGGACATACCCCTGGGCAACCTCCATGATATGGCTGGACCAGGCCAGCGTATCAGGATCCGAAAGAATAAATGTCAGCCGCCCCACCTGAGCAGCCGATTGTGCCGCCGCCGGCCAGTCTACCAGCACCAGCAGCCGCGGCGACATCCCAACCGCGTCAATCTCGCTGATGGTGGCCATCGTGGCACGCAGAATGCCGCTTATCGCCTGGCCTGTAGGACCATTCAGCAACTGGCTGCCGGCGATCCGGCCCATGTCCTCCATCAGCCGCACCAGGTTAAACCGGAACAGCTCAAGCTCCTCTTCGGTCGGCACCTTTCCCTGTTCATCCATTGTCATCCTCCCGTCATCCTGTCCATTAAGTTATGTTCTTGCCCCAACTGACCATCGTTTTTACAGAAATGGATCATCAGGCCACGCCATCCAGTGTGTAGCCTCCTCTGTCGGAAACGGGGCAAGGCCAATATCCTGCGCCCATACAAATTCTGCTTGGCAATCATCCCACCGCAGAGCTAAGTGCTGGGCAACCCGGCCAGGACCGGCGGCAACAATACAAATCTGATCAGGCTGCGGCTTTATCTGCGGGAAGGGAAGCCAAACAACATTGTTCTTCCCCTCACACTCATTTTTATAATGGATGGCATACGTTTTACCGCACCCGCACCTCACACAAACCCCAGTAGAGTCAAAACAATGGCCATAAACAACAAAATACGGTGACGCATCAACTCCGGCCGCCTCAACCACAGACCGCTTACTTTTCCGCCGCAATATCCCCGCCGCAATTTTTTCAACTCCTCGCCGCTGCCTATAACTCATCATTCGTTTTTCCTTTTTTTTCCGCCGGAAACCTGAACGAGCACCTGGCCCGCTGGCACCAGCCGCCGGCTGGCGACAACGAGGCCCTGGTCCTGGCCTCCAGACACCAAGCATCATCCGGCCCAGCCGGTTTTCCTCGGATCTTCTCGGGCCAGGCCGGGCAACCGACATGGATCGCAGGCTTTTTCTCCACGGCCGCCGGCGGCCGGCCTGGCGCCACAATCACGCCAAAGCCTTGGCAGACTTATTGACCGCCTGTTCAGCCCGCACCTGGTCAATATCCACCATGGTCACCTGGTAGCCGGTCAGCAACGCGCGGATCTCCTCTTCCGAACCCCACCAGCATTCGCAGCCATACACCCGCTGGCCGTTATCCAGATCGAGCCGGGGGTTCACCCGCCCGGCGGCTTTAATGCCCTGGGCGAACCAGCCCTTGGCCTCCTGCGGCACAAAATCGCCGACATAGACCCCATATCCTAAAAACTTTGCCTCTTCCTCCACCGTACAGAGAATGGCACCCACCCGGTCACCCACCGCCGGCCACTTCCTTTTCTTGCTTCCAGACATAGCCCTTGCTCCTTTGTCAAAAATGCAGGCCGGCACGGCGGCGGTTTCGGGAAACAGCCAGCTATGGAGTTGAACCAAGCACACTAACCGCCAAACTCTGACCGTTGAGTTATCCAATGCTGCCCCCTCCTGTCCCGCACCAGCCTGCAAAATCAAACCTAATCATCAACCTCCTCGAAAACTTCCGGCTGCAGCACCACATACTGATCGATGCCGCAGCCACAGCAAATGAAACTGACCTCCACGCCGTCCTCTTCCGCTGACCCGGCCACGGTAAATGCAGCCGGGTCATTCGGGTCATTGTCCGTCTTGCATAATTTACACAGCACTAGTCTCTACCTCCTTTTTTGCCATCGGTGCTTACCCCCTGTAATTCTCTGTTGATAAAAAAACGCTCCCTCACGGAGCTATCCATCCGGCGGGGCGCCCTATTCCAGTACAGCGCCATGATGGCCGGCTTGATCTCGATAATCTTGCTCAGGTCCCGGGGATCCCGCACCCAGCCGCACTGGACGATCTGGTCCAGCAGGTCAGCGGTCAGCAGGACATCCTGCAGGCAATGATCAATCACCAGCCCGTGCCGCCCTCCCTGCCACAGCTGCGGGACCAGGGCGCTGTCCCCTGACTTGCCCCGGCCGAAATTCGCCATGCACAGTTTTTCCAGGCTGAAATCACTGTGGGCCTCATCCCGGTAATTCCCTTCCAGCCCGGCTGCCAACCAGATCACCTGCTGCAGGTCATATGATTTATCAAACGGCACATCAATGCCATGGGCCGCGCACAGCCGGTTATCGAAATGCAGGTTGTTAAACCCCACCACCCGGCAGCTGCGATCAACCAGCGCCTGAAACTCCCTGAAATTATCCTCGCAAAACACCCTGGGCCGGCGGGCCTCGGCCATCTCCAGGGCACAGATACAGGCAATGCCCATGCCGGAAAAATCCTCCCAGCCGGCGCAGTATTCCACACCCGGCACCGGCTCCGTTCTCTTGCGCGGCACCCCTTTTTTGATTTCGCAGTCAAACACCATCAACCCCATCACATCCCCTCCCGGCGGCAGATCACCGCCGCGCTTAGATAATTAATAGCCCCCAGCATTTCGGCCACGCCTGCATCCAGGCTCAACCGCAGGCTCTCCTCCGTTTTTTTGATCGCCTGGCCCAGGGGATACCCCAGGCCCACCCGCCGGGTGATCTCGCAGATCTTCTGCCGGTCGAACGGCTCGCCGACCTCCTTGGCGTGCCGCTCCACTCCCTTGCCGGCCTGGGCCTGGTTCAGGGCCTCCTGCAGGACCTGAGCCAGGGATTCATAGCCTGGCAGCACCACAAAGCAGGATGATGAAACACTATCCGGCGGGCCAACAAGCGGCTCGCTGGCCCGCCGGATGACTGGATGGGGGCCGGGGGGCGCTGGGACTTGTTTTTTCTCCACCTGCCGCTTGATATCCAGGCCCCGCCGGCGCCGACTCCGCATCCCCTTGGCAAACAAAATCTCCAGCAGGGCCGTTCCCACCAACTTGGCGTTGGGCGCACTGCAGTTGCACAAGCCGTAGGCATACTGCTCGGCGTTTTCCCGGCCGCAACAGGGGCAAGTCCCTTTGGACCTTTTCCCTTTAATCAGCGGCTCTTGCCAGAAATCCCGCAGCTGTTTAATGTTGATCTCGGACAGCAGATCAGGAGGCACCTCAAGCCACAGAGCATCCCATTCCTTTTTCCATTGGGCGGCGGGCGGGCCGCCATCCTGTTCATTTTCAGTCATAGCAATCTCCTTTGGTTCAACAAATAATGTGGTCCAGGGAATGGTCAGTGCCAGACGGGCCACCGCCAGGGGGTCCACCGGCTTTTCCGGCCGGTCCACCGTTAGAGGAACGCCATACAGCCGCGCCACTTCGTCCTCGCCTATCCACTCCGTATTACGATGGGGCACAAAATCCTCCCCGGCCGCTATCCTCTTCCCCGTCACACACCCCAGACAGGGGCTGGCCGGTATGGTTATGCCTCTTTTTGTGACCGCAGGCCCGGACAGAGCCTGCAGGTTCAGGCATTGCCGGATAAAGCTTTTTTTCAGTATCCTCAGCTTCTCGCCGCGATGGATAGGACACGACGGCATATCAACCGCCCCCTGGCATGATGATCCCATTTTTTTTTGCTCCTTTAATGGCTGACCGCCACGGGCAGGCTGCTTACAGCCTGCCCTGTATTCTTCTTCCGCCGGCGCAGGGAAGCGGCCAGCTTCTCCAGCTCCGCCGCAACGCTTTCCGCCGTCGCATGCCGGCAGAAAATCGCCCCCACGGAAAACAAAGCCATCTGCAGAGACAGGATATAAGGCCCCTGGTCGGTCCCCTTCCTGATCTCCACAGACTGCAACCCGTTTATATCCCTCTCTTCCATCCCCTCATCCTCCTGACCACTGTTTCCTTGCGACATAAACTTGCTTCCTTTTATTTTTATTTAAAGTCTCGTCCTCAGATCATCCAGGCCAGCAGCAGCGCAACCGCTGCCGTCACTCCCGGTAAAGGGAGATCAAAACGGCGCTGGTAACCCCGGGCCTCATCCCAGCTTCTTTCATCATCCGCATAGGTGGCCCAATCGTATAAACGCAGAACGAAAATAACCAGGGAGATGGCCCCGATGGCCATCACCCCGAACCGCAGCACACTTGTCATCACCACATGACTCATCATAATTCCAGCTTTCTCTCTTCACCTTCGCCGATAACCTCGGCCCACACCTTGCGCAGCCCTATGCCGCGGAACACAGTCGGCCGGTGGCCTCCCACCCTGTGCCGCTCTTTTTTTACCCCATCCAATGACTCCAGCTGGTCGCCGAACTTACCCTGGCCAACCTTGCGGTACAGCTTGGCGTCCGCCCACTCCTTGTATTCCTTGAACAGCTCGTTTGACTCCCCATGCACATTCGGATGCAGCACGCAGCAGTCCATAACAAAGGCCAGGATATTGTTCATTTTGGCCATGAAATCCGCCGCGTCACTGCGCAGAATCTTGTCATCGGTGAAACGCCCCTGCCTGAGCAGCCGGCGGGCGCCCTCGACGGCCCAGTTGAGGATCCCGGGCAACTCCTGCTCCCGCAGCTTGTCCCGCAGATACTTGTCCCGCTCATCCTCGGTAAAACGTCGGTTAAAGTTCAGCACCAGGACCTTGCGCACGAAGCCAAATGCCTTATCCGTGATGGCCGGCGGGGTGTTCATGGCGAAAATACACTTACAAAAGGTACGGAAGGTGATCTGCTTGCCGAATTTGGTATCAGAGCTGAGCAGGTCCCCGGAAATGATCTTTTTCAGGTTCTCCGTGCCGGCCACATCCTTGGTGTCCACCTCGGTGGCGCTGTTCATCATCTTGCCCCGCAGGCTGACCAGGGGGAACTGCCTGGACATGGCCTCCAGGGACAGAGCGCTGACGTTGTCCTCTCCCAGCAGCCAGGTGATGACATCGAGAACCGTACTCTTGCCGTTGGCCCCGGTGCCGAAAAAAAAGGCGCATTTTTCAAAACGGCAGGTGGGCAGCAGCATATAGCCCATGAACTCCTGCAGCACCAACACCTTGCACGGCTCTCCCTGGAAAATATCATGGATGGTCTTGATCCACAGCTGGCATTCGGCATACGGGTCAAAGGCGGTGGCCACTTGGGTGCGCAGGTAATAATCCGCCCGATGCGGCAGCAGCTCGAATTTTTCAATATCCAGCATGCCGTTGGCCACATTGACCAGGTTGCCCACCTTATTCGTGGCCCAGGTCCACTGCCTTTCCTCCATGTTGGCAAAAAAACTCAGTCCCTTGATGGCATCATTCACCCGGGAAACCTGCATCTGCGGCCCCAGGGCCACGGCCGCCACCTTGCCGACCTCCGCAGAATCGATCTCCTGCCACAGGCCGGTGCTGTATCGCCAGTATTCGCCGGCCGTATGCACCACCGGGGCCAGATACCGCTGCAGGTAATCCATCAGCCGTTTCTGCCGGAAACTGGGCCGCTTGCCATCCACGTTTTCAAAAAATTCAGCCCATTCCATTTCCGACGGATGGGGCACGCCTGGCGCTCCCGGCACCACGTCGAACAGGGCCGCTTTTTCGTCCTCGTTCGGCTCCCGGTACTGGGTGGCCACTTTATCCGGCGGCCGCCAGTTCGGATCATACCCTTCACAAAACTTGGCCAGCTTGGCGTCACCCGAGATAAGCAGCCTGGCGTCCTTCCAGGTCTTACCCTTGCAGGTATCGTGGAAACATTGGTAGGTGATGTGTGGCGGGGTGTCGGATGATACCAGCCCGCAACACTTATGCCCCTGGTGCTCGGCGTTGAAAACGCACTGATCAAAGGCGTACAGCATGCCGTTGCCCACCGGCTTGGTGGCGGTTACCTCGATGTTATAAAAGGCCAGATACTCATCCAGCTTGAGCTTGCCCAACTGCGGCCGGCCATCCCCCTGGCGGCCGCCCTTGGCCGCCGGCTTATTGCCGCCCCCGGCCGCCGGACTGCCGCCCTGGGCGGCAGCGGGGGCAGCAGCCGCTTTTTTCTCCGGTTCCGGGGCCTGGTCCGCCAGCTCCTGCAGCTGCTGCAGACTGATCTCCCGGACCAGCTCCAGCCGGTCCGGGGCGGACCCGGCCAGGCTGGCCCTTCGATGCGGCCGAAGCGGGGTGGAATCCCCTTTGCGGGCCATGGTGCCGTACAGCTTCCAGATCCGGCTCGGGTTATAGTTGACCTGGTCAATCTTGATCACCCCGGGCCGGCCGAACCTGGCATTAAGCGCCTGCAGCGCCTTATGCAGCATCCCCCCGGACCCGCTGATCTCCGGCGCCGGCGCCTGGTCCGGCAGCCGGTACATGATATGATAGCCGTTGCCGCTCAAAGCCCGGACGCCGGCCGGCCAGTCGCAAGTTCCCTCCAGCCAGGCGGTCAGCTCCGCCCCCACCTGGCCCGCCAGCTCCAGCTCCTCACCGGTGGACGATATGCCGGCGGAACGAACGGGATCCACATCAACCAGCAGCCAGCGGCTGCAGACAATATCCTTGTCCGCGGCAGACATGCCATCGACACCGCTCTTTAAGCGGTTGGCGGCCCGGGCCAGCAGATCGGCATTTACCGGGTTAGCGGTGAAATAGGTCCCCTTACCGCCCGCCTTGTCGATGGCCGCGGCGGCTTTGGAGAAATCCTCGGTATTATCAAAAAAGCCGTATACCGTGCCGTTGGCCCAGCCCTCCCAAGCCGGCGAGTTACCGCGCACGCCCAGTGCCCGCAGCTCGACCACCTCACCGGGGTGGAAAAATAGCGGGTATACCCGGCTTATCCCGTCATCAGCCATCTTGTTACAGAAGCCGGAAAAGGGAAAAATGTTTGCCGGTTATGGTCACGGCCCAGCTGACATTGCGCTGGGAAAAATGCTTGGCCCAGTTAGCCAGGATCCACAGGTCGGTTATCTTGATCGCCGGCTGACCGAGAAATCTCAACCGTCTGGCCGGAGGGGCGCTCAGAATGGCGGTGCCGCCATAGGAGATAACCGGCATCTCTTCGATGACGCCATATGCCCGCTTTAAGGACAGAATTTGCCTTTTCCTTGCCGGACAGGGTGGGTCATCGTGCTGCCGGCCGCACATGGGATAGGAAAGCCAGCCCACGGCGCCGTCAAGCGGGGCAATCTTCCGGGCAAACAGGCAGTCATCCAGGGGACACACAGGCATGGTCAGCATGCTGCTTCCTCCTGGCTTACTTCCACCACGACCGTTTCCGGCGGATAATCGCCGCCCTGGCGCAGCATCTCATCCAGGGCCTGCACATGATAACAGCGGTCATTACCCTTGCCGCCGCCACTTGGCGTCTTTTGCTTCTCCGCCTCTCGGATGAACTTTTCCCGGCTCATACCGCTGTAGATCGCCGCCTCGTTGATCGAAAGCCAGGGCGTCTGCACCTGTATGCCTTTCCCCATATTAATTTCCTTCATCATCTTCCTCTCTTGCAAACGTCAAATTAAACCTGGCCAGTATTTTACCCCTGGGGATGCTCTGCCCGCTTTCCCAACGGGAAATCGTGCTGTCCGCCACCCCGAGCCATTTACCCAGTTCCGCCTGGGTCAGATCATGCTGCAGCCGCACCTGCAGCACCCGCTCCGGAGTCACCGGGACCCAATCAGCCATGGCCCTCTTCTCCGCCCTTCTCCGGCTGAACCTCTTCCGCGTCGCCGTCCTTGCGGAAATTCGTGCCGGTAAACACCACCTCGCCCGCCGCATCAATACCGACATCCCGCCGGCCAATATTGATATGCAGCACCTTCCGGCCGGCATGGTTAGCCGCCCAGGAGGTCCGCATAGTCTTGGCTGCCAGAAACCGTGTAGTAAAAACCTGATCAAGGATCTCTTTCAGCCGGTTGATGCTGATCAGGGGGTGATCGCCTGCCCCAACAACAACCCCGACCGGATTAACCAGGTCCTGATCGGAAAACTTGTACAGATCCTCATTGCCGTCCAGGATATGGCTGGCGTCCACCAGGGCAGCCACCCGCGGGTCACTGCTCACCCGCCACTCCGGACCGCCCACATAGGTGCAGCCGTGATGATCGGTGCACCAGTCCAAGCCGGCATCGTCAAAGTCCGGCAGACGATCCATGGCCTCCCGCATTACTATGCTGGCCAGCTCTTGCTGGTTTATTTCCCCTTCGATAACCGCGTTAATCCTTACCTTGGGCATTGCCTTCCTCCATGAACGTTTTAATCAGAAAATCAACCGACCGAACCAGACCAGGCAATCAATAGCAAGCGCCATGACAACCACAAACCCGACCAAGGCCAGGTATGGAATCGCAAATTCATCTACAAAAGAGTACCTGCACCGCCGACTGTCCATTTCATTTCCCCCCGTTATGTTTTCTCGCCAACGCCTTGACCTCCGCCGACCGTGGCCCATAACGCCGGATACACGCCCCCATTTCCCGGCCCTTTTCCTCCACCGACAGACTCGCCGCCGGGTTAAGCAACCGACCAAGCAGGGCCTTGATCTCCCGCAGCTCTGCAAGTATTTCCGCTTCTGTTGGGTTCAATGGCAAACCTAATAAGTTATGGGACACTAATAAACTAAGCAACACCTAACACACACGGCCCACAAAAAGCGCCAGACCAGCCCACAACCGGCCCGACGCTTACGTTTTTTTCATCCGGACCCCGCGGAAAATAGAAATCCGGCTGCCTTGCACCCGCGGCCGTTCTTTCCTGATGCCCGGCACGGCCAGAAGATTTTCAACGAACATCCTTTCACTCAACGACGAAGGCCGTTCCGATGCCCAATCCCGGTATGACCGATACAGTTCCAGGGTGGGGACGAAGAAGAACGGATCAAGCTCGCAACACTCCGCCAGGAAATCATGGCATTGGCGAGGGGCGGCGGGCAGCAGCGGGGCATAGTCAATGCCCGTGGCCTCGCGGGCGTTTTCCACGGCCAGCTTCCGCGCCGTGAGCACGTCCACGCCGATCCGCTTGCAGACGCGCAGTTCGTTTTCGATGACCTTGTGCGCCAACAGGATACGCTTGGCAGCCTGGTTTCTTTCTTTGCAGCTGGAGTTGAAGCCGGCAACGGAGTAGCTGCCGATCTTGCGGATGGCGGGGAGGACCTCGTGAGTCACCCAGCGCCGGAATGGTTTGGCTTGCGGTTTGTTGGAACGAATGATCAGGGTATAGAGTCCGGACTCGGAGATGAGATTCATTTCTCGTAGCTGGCCACCTGATGTAAGTTTTTCTGACATCAGCTCGTCAGTATCGAGACCTTCGATAGCCATTCTGGAGTTTGTATGCCCAAGAACGGCACAAACATCAGCAGCGACAAACCATAGTTCCCCCTGACCGTCGGTAATAGTCCGTATCTCGTTTTCACTGTAATAAAACGAAACCACATCATTCATGCCCACCCCTCCCTCTGTTGTCAATTAAGGTTTAGTTATTTTTTGACTTGTCAAAAAAGGTCCTATCCGGGAAATTTTTCATCCAACAATTCCCGCAACCGTTCCCGCGACGCAAACAACCAGTCTGCGGCCGGGATGCCCGTTTTTTCTTCGAGCCTGATTGCCGTCTTCCGGCTCGGGAAAGTTCTACGAGCTAGAATATCGCAGATATAACTGCGGTTTACTGCAATTTGCCGGGATATTTCCGATTGTGTTCCTCTTTTCATATGCTATGTGTACAGAGCATGCAGAACATTGTCAAGAGAAAATTCTAGTTGCTAGAATTGATTTTTGTTCACAAAGAAAAGTACAAGGGGGAATGGAGATGAAAACGACAGCGGCAGATTGTTTCAGAAAGGCATTATCGATTAACGTAAAAAACCTTGGAAGAGGTGGCCAATCTCGGATTGCTGATAGAGCAGGAGTTGCGAGATCGCAGGTGAATGATCTTCTGGCGGGCAGAACTGACGGTTCTGACGAAACCAGAGAAAAGATAGCCGCCGCCATCGGGATGACGTACGAAGACATGCTGGCCCTGGGCCGCCGTCTGCTGGCCGGCGAGGATGTGCTGGAAAAACCAAACGTCACGGAGGCAGCCCCGCCCCTGTGCCGGGCGCCATTGATCTCGTGGGTGCAGGCCGGCGACTGGACCGAGGCCGTGGAATACCAGAAAGCGGCCCAGTTCGTCTATGCCACCCGACCATGCGGCCCCCATACCTTCGCCCTTACCATCCATGGCGATTCCATGGAGCCGGAATTCCGGGAGGGGGACATCATCGTCGTCGATCCCGCCGTCCAGCACCGCAACGGCAGCTTCATCGTGGCGAAAAACGGCAGCAACGAGGCCACCTTCAAGCAGCTTGTCATGGACGGCGACAACGTCTTCCTCAAACCATTAAACAGCCGGTACCCGATCAAGGACATGACCGGCATCGAATTCCGCATCATTGGCGTGGTGGTGCAGAAGGTGAAGAATTACTGACCAAAAAAAAATCACAACGGGAGAAACTGAGAGGAGTATTAATGGAACAAATTACATTATGGGCGGCAGCAATATTTGCTGGAATCTGGACCATAAACTGGATTATTTGTGCAGGGATGAGCCGCGGGCATTTCTGGTCAATAGTTGAGATCACTGCGATGTGGGCAACGGTAGGTGTATTTATCAGGCATCCGGATATTTCCAGATTTCATTTGATATGGGCGTTCCCCTTGGCTTTTATCGCTGGCTTTATGTTGTCGGGAATACCTTTTATGGGATCACGCGCAATTCGGCGCAGAAATACGCGTGGATAACTTACCCATGAAAACCATAGCCATCGTTGCCATCCTGTTCTTGTCCATGGCCACTTCGGCCCACGCCTTGCCGGAATCGCACTACCAGGACAAATGGTGCACGGAGCATAAGGGCAAAGCCGAGGTGGTGCTGCCGGACAAGACCCGCGTGGACTGCCTGACCGACAGCCACGCCGTTGAGTTTGACTTCGGCAAAAAATGGGCCGAGGCCATCGGGCAATCACTCTACTACTCATTCCAGACCGGCAAGCGGGCCGGCGTGGTTTTGATCCTGGAAAAGCCACAAGACAGAAAATTCTTTATCCGGCTGAACAGCGTCATTGACCACTACCACCTGCCGATTGATACCTGGACAGTGACCCCATGAGCGTCATCCCCCACCCGACCAAAAGTAAAAAAGAACCTGGCAGGCATTGGTATGTCGTTATCGGCTACGGCAAGAACCGCACCTACATCCCGTTCACCGGCTCCTTCGACGCCGCCGCCGAATACGAAAGGACGGTGCGGCAGACGTCAGGCAAAGCCGAGGTGATCCACTCCGCGCCGCGCATCAAGGATCTGGTTCTTGACTTCTATAAATTTTATGAGAACGAAGTGGCCGAAACCACCATGCTGGACACCAGATCGGTTTTCAGCGCCCAGCTTGTTGCCTTCTTCGGCCTGCATCAGCCGCAGTCCCTGTCCATAACCCTGGTCAATCAATACAAAAAAAAACGGCTGGACGAAGGCGTCAAGCCGAGAACCATCAACAAAGAGCTGTCCATCCTGAACAGCCTGATTAAATGGGCGGTCAGGGCTGGCCACTGTCAACCCCTCGCCTTCTCATTCCCTCTCTTCCCGCAGAAACGCACTCAGGCCGAGCCGAAACACCCGCTCACCAGCCGGCAGGCCACCGCCATCTACCAGGCCATCGAGCCGGCATATCGGCTTATCTATCTGCTCATGGTAGACGCCGGCCTGCGGATCAGCGAGGCCCTGCAGCTACGGGCCGAGAACATCAACGAGCACCTGCGGACCATCACCATCCTGGGCAAGGGCTCGAAATACCGGATCATCCCGTGGACCACGGACCGGCTGGAAAGGGAACTGCTGGCCGCACTCGAGCACAGACCATCCGGCTTCCTCAGCATTAACGGCAAAACAGGCAAACCGTTCTACCGCATCAGAAAGGCTTTGGCCAGGGCGGCGCAGGCGGCGGGGATCGAGCGCAATGTCCACCACCACCTGCTGCGCCACACCTTTCTGTCCCTGGCCGCGGAACGCGGCGTCAACGCCCACGCCCTGCAGCAACTGGCTGGCCACGCCAGCATCGAAACGACCAACAAAATCTACACCCACATCCGGCAGGACTTCGTCCGCCAGGAGGTAGAGAAGCTGCGCGATTAG